TTGGCTTTTGTCAAAGCGAGTGTTCCCCGAAGGCCTCTGGCCGGCGGGGCTTCGAGAAGCGGATCGCATTCCCCAAAAGCAGGGAGGGGGCGCTTGCGCCAGGACAGAGGCTTTTGGGGAACGGTTGAGGCTAAAAGCAGTTGCCTATACAAATACTGCTATGAAATACTAATGCTGATGGCAATTGCTTTTTAGCCTTTGTTATAAGCTGTTAAAATAAAAATTAGCGATGGCTTTGATAATTATTGGAACTGACAAAATGTGTACCTGCAATTGTGCAATGAAATGCGTTACACAACATAAAAGCGGAATGATGCCAAGATGCACAAAAGAAGAAATTGAAAACGCAGGACATAAAACAATTGAAGTGAATAGCACAAAAGACGATAAAATTATAAGAGATATTTTGTGCATTGATGGCGATGAAAAGAAGATTAGACTTGACCTTGTTAGAAACAATAAGGTGCGTAGGAAATTTTTATTTTAATTGCTTATAACGGATGGGGCTAAACGCAGTTACTTAAACTTTTGAGGGAAGGAATTTAATACTAAAAATATGAAAACAAATTGCTATTGCAGAAAAAATAATATCGAGGACAGGCATTCGTGCGAACATTTTAATTATGATAATGAATGTAACCTTGACATAATTAAAAAGGGATATTGTTGGAGCGAGGACAGCCAAAATAAAAGATGCAAAGAACAATGCGAAGATTGTAGAAAGGATATTTTAAATACACCAGAGGTAGGCGATACAGTACATTGGCAATATACGCACCATTTGAATAGCCGAAGCACAACCGAAATAGTAAAGACTGGTGTATTGATACGAATTGGTCAAACGAAAAAGAAATTTTTGGCTGACTGGACTACCAAAATAGGAGTAGTGCAATTTAAAGGAAACAAAAAGCCTTCACGAATTAGATTTGACCAATTAATTAAGAAGTACTAATGTGCGATGGCAAAAAAAGTTTAAGTAATTGTCGTTTTAGCCTGTGTTATAAGGCGAAGCGAACCGTTGGCTTTTCGCCAATGGCTTATAACGTTACACGGCTATAAGTAGTAAACCAAAAAAAGCGAAGGAATTATAAACTAAAAACAAAACAAATATGAAACAAAGATTAGAGATTTTCAAAACAGAAAGAACAAAAATTATGAGCGAAATGTTTGATAACCCAGACAATTGCGGAATTTACCCAACCACTAAATGTTTTGAGGCGTTGGATAAATTATATTCGGAATTATGCCGAAAAGAAGCAATAGCATTTGGAGCAGAATACGCTTATAGAAAAGCTAATCCAGAAGGCAAAATGGATGTACCAAGTATCGTGTATGAAAATGCTGAAAGTTATTACGATAAAAAATTTGATATATAAAATAAAAAACCTAAATATTAAAATGGAAAATACATTAGAAGATTTAGTTTCGACAATAGAGCGAAATTCAAACGATAACAAAGCGGAAATTACTAACGTGAAATTGTGGGCGGATTCGTGGCGAGAAGAATTTAGGGACAAGATAAATGAATTGCTTAAAGAATTTGATTTGGAAGAATACGATGTAGAACTGAGAATGGATTCGGTAAAAACGCAATTAAATTATTGGCTGAAAGAAATGGATGGAGTACAAGATAAGAACCAAACTGTTTTGAAACTAAAACGTGCGTAGGCTTTTTGGTTTATTACTTTATAGCCGATGTTAGCAAAGTGGGTGAGCCTGTGTGTAAGCCCGTTTTAATGTTTGCTAATGCGATCCGCTTTGCGAATGGCTTTGGCTTTTGTCAAAGCGAGTGTTCCCCGAAGGCCTCTGGCCGGCGGGGCTTCGAGAAGCGGATCGCATTCCCCAAAAGCAGGGAGGGGGCGCTTGCGCCAGGACAGAGGCTTTTGGGGAACGGTTGGGGCTTAACGAAGTTTGCTTTATACCAAATTAAAAAAATGGAAAAATGATAAAGCAAATTTTGTTTAAGCCCGTGTTATGTGTCTGTAAAATTTTTAATAATTATTTTTTGCGAGGGAATTTTAATTTAATCATTAACTAATAAAAACAAAATCAAATGGGAACAAGAAATTTAACAATGGTAATTAGCCAAGAAAAAACGAAAGTTGCACAATACGGACAATGGGATGGCTGCCCTGAAGGACAAGGTGCAACTGCATTAGAGTTTTTAAGGAAATCAGACCTTAATAAATTTAAAGAGCAAGTGGACAAACTAAGTTTTTTCACAGAGGAAGAAATCAAAGCTATTGACAGCGATGGTAATTGGAAGGACAAATATCCTTATTTGAGTAGGGATATGGGCGCGGAAATATTAAAAGCCATTTACGATGGGCAAGTGGAAAAACTTATCAATAAAGAAGCGTTTGCTGGAGATAGTTTGATGAACGAATGGACTTATGTAATTGACTTAGATAAAAACACCTTTGAAGTTTATGAAGGGCTTAATCAAAAACCATTAGCCGAAACAGAAAGATTTTTCAGCTACTTTAATCATCCCGAACACAGGACTGAAAAATATTACCCTGTTAAACTTGCAAAGACATATTCGATTGCTCAATTGCCAACCGAAGAAGAATTTATTGCTGACTTTACTGAAAAGGAAGAAGAATAATCATTTAATCATTTGTGCGGTGGAAAAAATAATTATTAAAAATTTTATTGCACATAACGTTCCGCAGCTTTGCGTCTGTTGTGCGTTGGATAGTGAGGTAGGAGAATAGCGCAAAGGTGATGTTACCAAAGTGTGTAAGGAATTTGAGCGTAGGCTCGTTGTTTAATTAATAAAAATAAAAAAGCGAAGGATATGGAAATAAAAATGAGAATTGTTGTGCCTGATGATTACACAGGAAACGGTATTAAGTTAACCGCAGGAACGCAAATTGAAATAATAAGGCAATCTGAATTGGTCAGAGAGAATAACTCCATTACAGGGGAGGAGTTTACAAAAAGGATGAATGAAGTTATTAGAAAGCACTTCGGATATTTTGGGAGTAAGGTTGATAAGGCGTGTGATGAAATTATACGGACAGCTTGGGAGTATAATATTGCGAGTAAAAGCCATAAATGTAGAGATTGCCCCAAAATATTAAATGAGGATGATGGAGATATTATTGCAATTGGAGTTTGCTCAACTTGTAACACTACCAGTGCGTAGGCTTTTATTTTTATTAATTAAACAATGTTTGGTAATGCGATCCGCTTTGCGAATGGCTTTGGCTTTTGTCAAAGCGAGTGTTCCCCGAAGGCCTCTGGCCGGCGGGGCTTCGAGAAGCGGATCGCATTCCCCAAAAGCAGGGAGGGGGCGCTTGCGCCAGGACAGAGGCTTTTGGGGAACGGACGGGGCTTGGCGATAGTGCCACCAAGCAACCGATAAATTCAAGGCACAAAGCTGATTGGTGGCATTTTGCCAAGCCCATGTTACCAGCAGTATATTTAAAATTTAGGGAGGCATTAAAACAAAATTACAATGGGAAATTTAGTAGGATTAGAAGGAACTAATGGCAGAGAGATGGAAGCTGTTTTTATAAAAAAGCCATCTGATATTAGAAAAATATTGCGGGCTGGAAAGGGAGCAACGACAGCCGATGATAACGGAGCTATAAATATTTGGCGTGATGATGAGGGCATGATAAGATGCGATGCGATGGCTTATATGCGCTCACTTGAAAAGAAGAAATATAAAACGCTGACAGAGGCTGAGAAGTGGGTTGCTAAATGGCTAAATAAGATACGCTAATGTGCGCTGGCAATTTTAAATATATTGCTGGTAATGCGATCCGCTTTGCGAATGGCTTTGGCTTTTGTCAAAGCGAGTGTTCCCCGAAGGCCTCTGGCCGGCGGGGCTTCGAGAAGCGGATCGCATTCCCCAAAAGCAGGGAGGGGGCGCTTGCGCCAGGACAGAGGCTTTTGGGGAACGGTAAGTATTGGTTTAGTAAAGCCATACCAATACTTCAAATAAAAAATGGCTTTATTGAACCAATACATTGTTAAATTTAGTTATTTTAAAAAATATGGCGGCATTATTTATAGGATTTGGAATTGAGTTTTTTTTTCGTTCACTTATTATATTAGCAAATATTTTTCTTATTGTGATTTGCTATAAAGGAATAAGGGAATTAAATGCTGATAGTGAAAAAAACAAAAAAGAATTGGCTAAAATGAAGGAAGAATATAAACGAGATTATGGTACGGATATTTTTTAAAATAATTGAATTTAACGGACGAGGGTTGGCGAAGTGCCGCTAACGAAAACCTCAAATTTAGCACAAAACTACCTGCGGCATTTTGCCAAACCCGTGTTATGGGATAGTTTTAAAAACCTTTTAGGGTGGGCATTTAAACAACAAATAAAAAATGGAAACAAAAATTAAAAATGCAAGTGTAAAAGTAATGTTGAGTTATGACTACTCACATTTTGAGGCTTCAATGTCATTAGAAAATGATAATGGATTGACCGTAAAAGAAATTGATGCTGCCCGTAAAGACTGCCAACGATTAGCGGATAAAGCTGTGGCACAATACAAAACTGCAAAGGCACAAGCAGCTTCAAGAAATGACGGGCAATACAAAATGAAAAACTTTGAAGCCGAATGTATCAAAATCAAAGCGAAGGATGAACACGACAGAACGCTGAAAGAAATTGCAATGTTGAAGCAATACGAAAATGAAAACTGGCAGGCTCAATTTGATTATGATTACGATTATGATGATGACGATAATTACGGTTTTTAAGGTGCGGTGGGAAAAGGTTTTTAAAATTTCCCATAATGCGATCCGCTTTGCGAATGGCTTTGGCTTTTGTCAAAGCGAGTGTTCCCCGAAGGCCTCTGGCCGGCGGGGCTTCGAGAAGCGGATCGCATTCCCCAAAAGCAGGGAGGGGGCGCTTGCGCCAGGACAGAGGCTTTTGGGGAACGGTGAGTGCTTGTTGCCGTTATTTTCAATGGCATACAAGCACATGTTAGCTTTAGTTACCTATTGCGAATTATAAAACGAAAATATATGTACGAAGAAATAAAAAAGACAAGTTACTATTATGTGATAGTACATAAAGTAAGCGGTAAAATGCTTTTGCAGGATTGTAAAGCACCGATATATTGGAGCATGAAAGTTGCAACCGAAAGATGCAAATTATTCAGCGACTTTAAGGTGGCAAAAATACCTGCAAAAGTTTTTAACGAAGCGGTAAGCAAAGCAATAGGTAATTGAAGCTAACGTATCGGGGCTAAACGAAGATTTAAACCTTTTGTGCGGTGGGGTTACACTGCATTCACAATATAAATAAATACAAAATGAAAAAGAAAATTGTTTACGAAACACAGTGGGTTGCGAGGGACAGCCAAAAAGAATACCCTCACGGATGGGGCTTTACTGCACCGTTGGTAGAATTTCCACAGGATGCTGACCCTGCGTGGTGCGGTGAGATGTGCAGAAAGCATTTGAGTAATGAAAAATTTGAGTGCATTGGAGCAACCCCAAGAGGAGTTATCAATGGACAATTTTCTTTTGAATACCCAAAGAATGCAGAAGAATGGAAAGCGTACAAAGAGCATGAGCAAGAAAAGGTTTAAATTTTTGTTTTAGCCCTTGTTATAAGTCAGGTGGGCATTTTCGCCCACTTGCTTATAACGGTATATATACGCAATGCCTTTAACTATTTAGAAAGCAAAGAGTTATTTTAAGATTATAATAGAAAATGGGAAAGATATTTATTTATAGCCTTGTTTGTCCGGTTGGCGAATCTGTTAAATATGTTGGAAAAACCAAAACCGAGTTAAGTATTCGGCTATCTGCCCACCTAACCGATTCTGGAGAAAACATAGAAAAAAACCTATGGATCGGCTCTTTAAAAGAAAAAGGACTGCGACCTGAAATTAAATTACTTGAGGTTACAAATGATGAGTTTTGGGAAATAAAAGAGGGACAATGGATAGAGAAATTTACTAACGATGGGGTTAAGCTGTTCAATAAAACACTAGATGAAAACCATAAGTTTGTAATTTTAACTGCATATTTATCCACATTAAAAAGGCTAAACTACCGTCCCCAAACAATCAAATCTTATAGGGGATATTTTTTATGTTACTTGCGAGATTTTACAGGAAAGATTTATAAAGACATTAAGGTTGCTGAAATAACATCTTATTTATCTGAGTTAGTTGAAAATAAAAACATATCGCCGGTTCATCAAAACTCTCTAATCAATGCCATTAAGTTCTATTATGAAAAAGTATTAAAATACCCTAAACAAACCTACTATATTAGCCGGCCAAGAAAGCCATCTAAAATACGCCCAATTTTATCGCCAGAACAAGTTTTAAAACTAGTCGATTCTATTAGTAATTTAAAGCAAAAAACCGCAATGCAAATTATATACTCTGGTGCATTGAGAATTGGAGAGGCTGTAAAACTACTAGTTTGCGACTTTGATTTTAATATCCGAACTTTAATGATTCGGGATGCCAAAGGAGGCAAGGATAGGATAGTAACACTTCCTGAACAAACAATGAACTTAGTTAAAATGTATTTAGAAGAATATAAATGTGATTACTGGCTTTTTGAAGGACAGAATAAAGGAGAGTGCTATTCCCCATCTTCTATACAGCAAGTTTTCGGTAGGCAAATTAAGTCTCTTGGGTTTAATTTAGAACTAACTCCACACTGCCTCCGTCATAGTAGATTAAGCCATGTTTTAAATAGCGGAGTTAAAATTGAGATGGCTAGTAAATACGCAGGACACAAAAGCATATCTACAACGGCAGATATTTACTATCACTATATGACGGATGATATGCAGTCGCAATTTGATGCGGCAGATGAGAAAATACTAACAAAATCAAAACAATTAAATGAACTAAACAACCAAAAACAACTAAAATGAAACACGAACCAAAAAAATACAGCCTTTTTTGCTGTGCATGTGGAGATAAATTTATAGCAGTTAGATCCGATGCAAGAACATGCTCCGAAGGATGCCGACTTGCTATTTGCATGATGGGCAAGGTAATTAGAGAACAGGAGAAAGAACTATCCGTAGAGGATAAGGCTAAACTTGAAGAGGCAACTATAAAAATAAAGTCTGCTGATACGGATATTATTCGGAGAGTAAAATACAGGAAGGATGCCGATGATAGCATTATCATTCCTGATGCTGTAAAAAAGCAACTTACAAAAGAGGAGCTTAATCCCAAGCGTAAAAAGAAGGCAAGGGATCCTAAAAACGACAAGCGCCTTATACCAGGAGAAACCGGCAAGGAGATGGATAAGCTCGAAAACAAGGAGAGGAAGGAACGCAAAAAGAAGGATAAGGAATGATACCGGCAAAAGAAAAAGCGATGCAAATAGTTAAGGCTATTTTCGAAGAGCAACACAACGACGATGGGGCCAAGATGATTTTATTGTCTACTCCTAAAATTGCTATGTTTTTAATTGGAGAAATGATGGATTCCATTGATCATGTTGCGGTAGACAGATACGAAAGGAAAAAGTTTGAGGATTATTGGGCTGAAGTCGGCAAAGAGGTGGAATTGCTATAGAATAAGAAAGGCTAAACATCAGATTCTCCCTTTGTTTATCAAAGAGTTACATAAAATAGCCACAAGGACTGTAAGTTTAACTTGCACAGGAACTAAAGAATACCGTACTTTGACCTCGTAGCAATGAAGCTACAAATAAAAACTCGCTAAAATGGAAACTACTACAACAACCACAACAACAGCCAAACGGATTAAAAAATTCTATATTGGACAAAGAAACAACCCGTTTTTCAATAAGCCAGAATATAATGGCTACGGACAACTTTCTAACGCAGAAGCGAAGCGAAAGGAAAAATGTACTTACGGAAGCATAATTTTAACATCATACGAAACAAAGTTAGAATACTTAACCGCCTTAGAGGAATTAAAAACAAAAGGATTCAATATTCACTAACATTTAAAACAACAACGATGAGTAAAACCAAAAACAACGCCATGTATGATATGGTAAACGCAATCAGAGAAGAGCAAAATCAAGAACCAAAAAAACCAAAAGTAAAACTAACGGGCCAAGACGGAAATGTATTTGTGCTTTTAGGAGTATGCTCGCGAGCATTAAAATCAATCGGACAAGCGGATAAGGCAAAAGAAATGTCCGAAAAAGTATTTGCTTCAGGAAGCTACCACGAGGCACTTGGTATAATGGGAGAATATTGCGAGATAAGATAATGTATAACGACTCCTACACCACCGAAACAGACTTTATTCCTACGCCGGAAATAACACTAGCCGAAGCTAGGACTAAGGCAAAATACCACGAGAAGATTATCTCCGCGAATAAAGGAGAGCTTACCAATGAGCAATTGGCAGATGATTACGAGCGACTGAATTACTACAACTACATTATACTTAAAAGAAGTAAAAAATAAATGGAGAAGGAGGTAGAGAGGCTGGAGAAAGATTCTGTAATGACTTTCGGGAAATACAAAGGCATAAAAATGAAGGACATCCCAGGAGAGTACTTTGTGTGGGTGTATAGGGAATACAGAAAGGATACTTTAAAATTCAGACTAGGAAAGGTGGCGCCAGTGGTAGCTTATGTTATTCGGAATCTAGACGAGATACAGGCTCACTTTAGTATAAATACGAAGCACAACTTCGACAAGAAGGCTTGGCTTAAAAACTTTAAAAAAAAGTAATATGACAATCAGCGAAGATTCACAGTTAGGATTAAGGTTTAAAAAACAAGAAGTAAAGACTTCGTTTCTTAAAGTTTTTATAAGTAAATTAGAAAACGAGAAGTCGGCTATTACAGAAGGTATAAAGTTATTTAAGTCTCTTCCTGAAGGAATAAGCGAATCTGATGGTGAAAAACATCTTAAATCTGTTTTAGGAAGCGAGTACACAATATCTGGATTTACTAATGAAATAAAAATAGGTAAAAAAATAAGAGATATAGTTTCAAAAGAAACAAAAACAACTGTCGGGTCAATACAAAGTCTTATCCAAGAAGGAAGTATGAGTAAATACTTCTTTATCTGCGAGTCGGTTTATAAAGCATCGGAGCTTATAAAAATAGGTGAGAATTTTACAGGAAGAACGCTAAAGGATATCAAACACGGCCACTATACCTACTTAATGGGTAAGAATACCATGATTAGATTTCTGGCCGTTCCTGGCGCAATATTAGGGCTGTATTGGGACGATAAAAAGAATCATGCATTTGAATTTGGAGTGGATTTAGAAACTGGCGAGTATTATGCCCCAATGGAAGAGGCGGTTAATTTTTCTGTTGTAATGCAATTAATGACTTTTATAGAACTCGGAGATATCGAAGTAACTTATATAAACGCTTTATCAAACAACGGAAAGCCTAAAAAAGACGGTAAGGTTTATAACGCCTCAAATAACACCGTTTTTGTGGTAGACTCATCTTGGAATAAACTACTTATTCGAACAGATGGTTTTGCCGTAAGAGGCCACTTCCGGTTACAGCCTTGTGGGGATGGTATGAAAGACAGGAAGCTAATTTGGATCGATGCATTTGAAAAACATGGCTATACTCGCAGGCCAAAAGGAGAGATAATTAATAAAACAACTATATGAAAGACTTCTATGTAATTTTTAAGATGAGCCATTCTCATCAGCTTGAAATGCCAGCCGACAAAAAGGAATCTGTTTTTTACAGATATGTAATGAAGGCTCGTTCATTCGGGGAAGCCGAAAGAAAGTTCAACAAGCAAACCTCCAACAAATTCGGACAGCAAAAGCACAGAGTAATAACGGAAATTAGAATTAAGTAATGAGTGAAAATAAAGATTTATTCGGAGAGAAAGTAAAGGAAGTCTACTTTGTAGGAGTTCCTGCTGCGGAAGATGGTGGCTTTATAATGGCCTCCTGCGGAAGAAGCAACAAAGACAACGGGCCAGTATGGGTTGTTACAACTACTGGATTAAAAGCAGATGAGATTCCGGATGAATGCAATGATGCGGAGACTTTTGCTTTATTGGTTGCTAAACTTTTAAATGAATACTATAACAAATGAACGACAAACCATACTTATTCGAGTGGGACGGGATACAATCGGAGGTTAAATATACCCTTGTTTATGCAGAGACTCCCGAAAAAGCACTTGAGAAATTAAACAAACTCTTAAACCCAACTACTAACCACACACAAATCAGACTCGCTACGATATTATGAAGATAAAAAACCCACATACAATTTCTGTTGGATTCGTAACAAAAGCATCCATTAAGGAAGTTCCAATGCTATTTCAAACGCCTATGGTAAAAGCCTTACTTGCCGGAACGAAAACAGAAACTCGGCGGGATAAAAACATTAAGGAGATAAACCAAAATCCAGACAACTTCCGTCCTATGTATGCCAAGGATGGCATTTATTCTTTTTGCGATGAAACAAAGGATTGTAAAGTGGATATTAAATGCCCTTGGAGCAAAAATAATGTATTGTGGTGTAAGGAAACATGGAAGCCTGCAATACGCATGGCAGAAGGAGCAATGGGAGAATACCCTATGGTTCGTTATAAAGCCGATAGTTCCGAAGTTCCAGTTTCTCCAGAGGATTACGACTGGTTCACTAATTTAACCAAAGACGGCAAGTATAATTACCAGTCCTCAATGTTCATGCGCAGGAAGTTTGCCAGGATATTCCTGAAAATTACCGAAGTAAAACTGGAGCGACTGCACGATATAACCGAAGAAGGAGCCATTGCGGAGGGGATAGAGCCTTGGGGATCCATTCAAGGTGCATACTTTAGAAACTACTCTAAAAATGCCACCACGTATATTAAACATCCAAATCACGAGTCGCCAGCCTTAAACAGCCCAATTAAAAGCTATAAGTCCCTATGGGATAAAATAAACGGCGCAGGATCGTGGGAAAGCAATCCTTACATCTGGGTTATTAAATTTACTAAAATAGAAAATTATGGGAATGTTTAGCGAAATACACGCAGATGGACAATGTAAATCCTACGAGGATATCTTATTGAAAGCCATCGAGACACAAAATGCTGATATAATTAACTTTTGTAAGTTGGTTATTTATCCTAAATACAAATGGGATTTAGGAGAGGCTTTTAGGGAAGAAGATGAGACAATTAAAAAATGGTTTGCAGATAAATAAAAATAGAAAATTATGGCGGATAATAAAAGTAGTGGTGAGGGTTGTTTTATATGGATTGTTGTTATCCTTATAGGCATGCACTCCTGTGGCGGAAAAGACAATGACGTTTTAACTAAGGAAGTGAATAGCTTAAAAAAAAGAATTGATAAATTAGAGAATTATGGCAAAGAAACGAAATAAACCATGTTGTCCCCAATGTAATCGGTTTGGTAAAGTATATAGAACTTCTTTATTTACCCAATTGAATCAGCCGAAATCATGGGCTTGCCGTAAATGCGGAATTTGGTTTGTAGGAAATTATGAAAAATAGAATAGTAGATTTAATAGTGATATTGATAGGGGGATTATACGGTTATTTATATAATCATATTATTTGGGATTACACCCTGATGGGATTGCTTTGTGGATTTTCACTAATTTTCACAATAAGATTATTAAGTTATATTCTTGAAGAATGCGAATAAACAGATAAACACGTGAGGAAAGATAGATTACCGCTAATGCTAAAAACAATATAAATATGGAAATGGGATCTAAAAAGTATGCTGGAAAAATAAACATGTGTTCCGCTGAAGAATTAGGCGAGGATATATTAAGTGTTTTTTCAGCCAAAGAATTAAAAGATTTAGCAGAAAAAAGGATTATACCTTATTACGAAGTAGTGAACCCATTAACATTGGAGGTAAAAATATTTTTTAAAAACCACGAATTAAGGGAATGGATCAAAGAAAAATGCACTAATAGAAAGATTTCTGTCTACGAGCCGGTTTATAACTTTTTTTCTCCTGATGGGGAACAAATAAACGAATCTACTTGTGTATTTCCAAAAGAACTATCGGCTGTTAAAAACCTAAGAAGGCTTAGTTTAAATGCCGTTTATACGATGCCTGGAATTTATTTTTTATGTTTAAATGGTAAAATTCAATATATAGGTCAGGCGGTTTGCGTTATATCTAGGGTAAAAAATCACGAGGATAATCCGCATAAAGAATTTGACTCTTGCTTTTTTATTACCGTTCAAAAAGAATCTTTATTTGAAATTGAAAAAGCACTTATAAAGTTTTATCAGCCCCCTTTGAATCAGAAAGAAAAATGCATGAAGTCGCAAACAGAAGAACATAGACAAATAATTAAAGATTTAATAATACAATAACATGGCAAACACACCAAAAGAGAAGGCAGAAGAATTAGTTAAATTGTTTAAATTTACAAACGACGGAGATAGATTTAAGAACGACAAGGACTGCGCATTAATTTGCGCCAATGAATTGCAGTTGTATGCCGGAGGAATGGTATGTGCCATAAATGGCAAAAAGGTTTTAATGTACGATTACTTTGAAGAGGTAAAAAACGAAATAGAGAAGCTATGAAAACACCAATACAGGAATTGATCGACGAGATGCAGAAGCATTACGAATGGCAGCACACTACTTTTCAGGAGAAAGCCGGAATAGCAATTTGCATGAGTTTTTGCATGAAGAAACTCGCTAACGAAAAGAGAACTATTATTAGCGCTTATCAAGAAGGCTATAAGCAATCTATAATAGATAACATCAACACAGAAACAGGACAAGAATCAGAAGAAAAATATCCAGAGCAATATTATAATGATACATTTAAAAACACCCAACCATGAAAAAACTAAAATGGGAATTTCAGAAAGAGAGCAAACACTGGTGCGCAGAATACAGGACACCCGATGCCGATTTTAGGATTTCGGTATATGAGTATCTAAAAAAGAAAGAGTACAGCCTTGAGGTAATGGGGCATCATATATGTGCCTTTAAAAAACTAAACAATGCCAAAAAAGTGGCACAACTAATAAATAACGGATAATATGACAACTAAAAAGAAGAAGAAGGGCAAGGGCGGGCCTAAAAAGAAGCCACACGGACTTTTAAAGAGCCGGATAGTACTCTTTATCGAAAACAACAAAATAGCAGAACGTGGCGGAGAAGAAGCCATTAAAACGTATATCTACTCCCAACTGTAATGAATAAGATAATACCAATAATCGCAGTTTTACTCATAACATTTGGGCTTGTTATGATTGGATCCATATTTGTCCCCCCAACTTTAACTTGCCAAATAGCATGGTTTTTATGTTGTTTGGCAGTCGGACTTTTTGTAAGAAAGATAATAGACAGATTATAAATAAATCAACACAACTTTATGATACAGCCAATCTTACACCGATTTGAATTATACCTTGTTAATTATCTGTACAAGCAGAGCTTTCATAGGTTCGGCAGGATAAACAAGATAAAGCGGAAGATAATCTTCGGTTGGTTCGAGTGGAGCCTATTCCAATCCTTTCATTCCCCCAAAGAATGGCTCGTTTTCTCCATCCTAATACGCTGTTACGGCTATAAGGCATACGAGGAGCAACTTTGCCCATTTCGGCCACTGAAGCAAAAAATAAGCCATACTTGGGGTGAGATTCAGGATATCATCCGAGATGCTAAAAAGGTAGGCATTAGGCCTCGCCTTTCGGAGTTATCGAAGGAATCTCCTTTAAACGAGTAGTATCCTTATTAACAGCCCCGCACAAGTCACAAACTAGCACCGGCTCTTGGTGAAATATATCAGCCACGCTTCCCGCCATAAGTCCTGGTATTCGCTTTAATAATATCTTCGGAACGTAAAAAGGATTTCCACATTCGCATATTACGAAAGGAACGGTATTTAAATCTACTGTAATTTTTTTCTCTTCCATGATTTATTATTGTTAAATAAGATAATTACAAACTTAAAACAATTATCTTGTAATTCAAAAAAATAGGTTAAATTTGTAGCAATATTTATCAAAAATGCAAGAGACGGAAGCGCCAACCAAAACAGCCGATAAACTACTGATAATAATCTGCAATCGCTTACATATTAAAAAAGAATACCTGAAAACAGAAACTACCCTTGAAGAACTCGGCCTTCGTACTTGGGAAAAAGAAGATTTGATTTGTAAAATAGCAGAGTCCTTTCTTATACCAATTGATGGCAAACTTTTGAATTTAAATGTAAATGGCACGTATTTAAAGGACACGTTTCAGGGGCATTTAAGAAGAATTAAAACAATATGGAATGTGTTGCAGTTTATTGAAAGTAACGATGGATGGAATGGAAAGCCAGCAGCTTATAATATTTAAATTACGATTATGGCAAAGAAAAAGGAAATAAAAAAGGAAAAGGTAAACAAAGAGGACATTGTTCAGTTTGTTAAAAAACTTTTAAAGAAAAACGGGCCAGCGTTCAGTAAACTAGCACATGAATAAGAAACGAATTTATCTATATGAGTTCATTGTTCTTTTTGATGCCTTAGTTGCCGGTCAAAAGAAAAACAACGAGCCGCTCCCAGAAATGTCTAAAAGTAATCTGGATAAAGTGGATAGTTGTTTAAAAACACCGTTTATGACTTTTGATGGCGAGGATTTGTACCCAACCGTTTATGATAAGGCCGCAATCCTTTTTTATGTTCTAATAAAAAACCACCCATTAAAAAACGGAAACAAAAGGATGGCTTATACGGCACTTTCGTATTTTTTAAACAAGCACAAGATAGACCTCGATTTAACAAACGACGAGGTTTATAAGTTTACAAAGAAAGTTGCATCTTCGGACGCATCTAGGAAAGATGCAATTATAAGCTACATTAAAAAGACTATAAAGTAATGGCAAGAGACTTAGTTAAAATAAACATTCAAATTGATGCGAAGGACGACAAAACAATATCTGTTGTTCTTAAAATTAACGACGCACAGGATAGCAAGGAGCTTTTTAATGGGAAGTTAAATTACGAAAACAAAGACTTGGCAGACATCTTCGAAAAACTTGATGATTTAATTGAAGCAACACTATCCTCTTACGGAGACAAATACGGGAGTTAAAAAATGGTCACTAACTTAAAACGAATTATAATTATGGAACAATCAGACAAGGCACAGAGAGTATTAGCGATTATATCAGCAAAGGCAGATTGCGAAGTTGAAGAGCTGAAGCCTGAAAACACGTGGGCGGAAATCGGATTAGACTCATTGGATACTTTTGAGCTAGTCATGGATCTTGAAAAGGAATTCTTTATCTCAATCCCAGACGAAGACATCCACAACTTCATGACAGTCGGCGATGCAATCAAATACGTAGAGGCACACTAACATGAAAAAGGAAGAATATGCATATATTGGCTTCTTTAAAGATAGGTATTTAATATCCACTCAAAGAATACTACTTTCTGAATTAGGAGAGGATGCTCATGCTAAATTATCTGATTACGCATTAGATAACGGATACGAAATAAAAACCATATACAAAGAATTGTATCACAATCATTCTCCATTCGACAAGTACTCACTTACTGATTTGGAAGAATATTATAAAAACAAACAATCTAAACAAAAAACCAACAACATGAAAAACTATTACACCCAAATAGGGAACATTATAAAAGAAGGCGGATCGGAGTTCGAAATAGTCGGACACAAACCAGCTGGACTAATCATAAAGAAGAAATCTAGCATCGAAAAAGACCTGCCAGAACACGAATTATCCTTTACAGAGCTTCCTGAATTAATGGCAAGTAAAAAAATCATCGTTTCAAAATGCGAAAACGATATTCTTTGCGATTTGCCTTATGAAAACGAGAGAGATAAAATATTGCTTCAAAATGAAATTACAGCAATCGAATTATCGCACAAAAACAAAAGCCTATCTGGTAAAAACGAAGAACTTACATTATCTAAGATTAGTAAATCTGGCAAAACAGCAAAACTAAAGCATGATTTAAAAGAAAAGGATAAGGCTGTCTCCGAAACAATGGCTGGAGTAGAGGCAATGTTTAAAAATGAACTTGCCGATTCTCTTACAAATCAAATACTTGTAAACGGAAAAGATAAATGGAGAATTGAATCAGCCGAAGGAACTGGAACAAAAACAATTAACTTTAAAGCAATATCGCAAACAGGATCAGAACACTACGGCAACTGGTCAGATAATGAGGTGAGAAGTTTATTGAATGGAGGAAAAGTTGCTGGCTGGAAAGTTTTAGAAGATAAAAAATTAAGCCGTCCAGAACACATACACAAATTAGTTGATGAATTCGCTAAATTCCCAACATGGCAATCTTCTGGTTTAAGCCAAATAACTCCTGGTAAATACGAAAAGTTTATTAATGACTTAATCAACAGTACAAACGAATTCACAGATGCTGAGGATTTAGAGAACTTCGTAATGACTAAAATGGATCTTAAAAAATACGGAGCGGAAGAATCCCCAATTACAAAGCGTAAAAAAGTATCTGTTAAAACCAAAAACTCGAAATGGGATGATAAACTAAATACATTCCTTAAAAAGTTTCCTAATGACGCAAAAGAATGGGATAAGGCAACCGACGAAATAAGAGATGTTGCCAAACTAATAAGAGATGCTTACAACGAGCAGGTTCTTAATGTTTTAGAAAACGAAGATGGATATATTAAAGGATTAGAATTTAGAGATTTTAAAACTCCATCACAATGGAATACAGAGGCTAAAAAACAAATACTACATCTTTGGATTTTGTTGCCAGAAAACGTAAAGAAGAACGTAATTGAAAGTAGAGAAGAATGGTTTGAATCCGAAACAAAAAAAGCAAAGTCTCTAGGAAAAACAGGCTTCAGGCAACAGGCAAAGGAGAAAAATAAAGGTAAGAAGTCTCCGAAGCGTGGAACTACTACATTATCCGAACGCAAATACATAAGAGCAAACGACAAGGAGTTTAAAGCACTTAAAGATGCTTACCCTGATTTGACGTACAAACAATTAATAGCCAAGCATAAAAAAACAACTAAATAATCATGGCACTAACGAAAGAAGAGAAAGTTATCCGCCTCAAAAGAGGAATAGCAAGTTCTGAAACATCAGAAGCACTAAGAAAGATTATGCAGGCAGACCTCGACGAATTACTCAATCCTGAGCCAGTTTACGTAGCTCCTGTAGTAAAAGCAAAACCCGCAGTTAAAAAAGCTGTTAAGGTAAAAGTAGAGCCTGTCGTGGAAGTAAAAGCACCAGAGCCACCAGCCCTAACCCAAGAGGAGAAAGATGAACAGTTGGCCAGATTAAAGGCTAAGTCGGCCAAAAAAAGAGAAAAACAAGAAGATTAATTTAATAACCATATAAAAAAACCAAACATCATGGCAGAAACAAAAACAACAGTTACTTTTCCGCATCAGGATTTGATTAACGACAACAAGGTAAACGTATCTGAGTTACCACAAAAAGTACAAGACAAAATCGCAAAGTTCTCTTCGCTAACCGAGAAAGAAAGTCAAGAGGCGATGGATGAGAGTATCTACGGATCAGTTGAAGATTTCTTAGAAGCTAAAGCAAAGGCTGAAAAAGCAAACAAAACAAAAGCCAACATTGCCGAGCATAAAAAGAAAAAAGCCGGCATAGACGTGAGTTCAGCAAATACGGCAAAAACCCCCGAAGAATTAGCAAAGGAAGAAGAAGCCGCTCGTAAAGCAGCCGATGCCGCAAAACCTCGCACAGTTTTTAACGCTATTTATCCAGGACGTAAATAAGTAAAATTATCTTATGGGGGACTTAAAGCCGCAGGATACAGATTTATCATCGACAGAGCCGGTTACAAAGCGTAAACAGGGCAATCCTAATCTTAAAAAAGGAGTTAAGAACCCATATTATGCATCAGATAAAAACGCACCTCAAGAACAAAAAAACATGGCAGACGAAAAAGTAGAAGAAGTAAAAGCAGAAGTTGTAAAAGATACAAGCACAAGTTCTGATGTTTCAGGCGAGAAAAAGGTAATCCCAGACGATACGTTCTCGGACGTTATTCCTGTAGAGGAAACGCTCCCTTTGGATGGAGAGGTTAAGGTAAAGGATTATGCTACCCTTCAGGATACAACTGCCCCCAAAACAGACGGAGGCGGAACTGGAGGCAATAACAACCCTCCTCCTCCTCCTCCTAATGCAGACGGCACAACAACTCCTCCGCCAGATCCAAACAATCCGAATCCTACAGCCACCCCAATGCCAGGAGGAGATGTTAAAACTCCGGAACAAGTAAGGACAGAGGCCGAGCAATTCGTAAAGCTCCTAATAAGAGGCTATGATAAACTTCATGGCGTAATGCGCTGGTATGCTAAAGTTGATCCAAACGATTTAATGCTAATGCACGAAAAGCGCAAAATCAACCTGGATTACAATTTACCTTTAGGAACCGGAGTTATTGGCCTACGTAAGTTCTTTGCCGACTATAATTTACAAATAGAGGATGACATCAAGGTATCCGATGATTTTAAAAAGGAAATCGAGCCGCCACTTACACGCATCGCTATTAAAAAAGGATGGGGATTAGGCGATGAAGGAACCGTTCTTTTATTGCTTTCTGAAGATTTAGGAACTAAAGTAGCTCTTTTATACGGCCTTAAAAAGACCTGTAACATGGTTTTAGAAAGCTGTATGGCTATAATGAAGAGCCAAAACGAGAGAGCAGATAAAAAAGATAAAGCAAAGAGTGATGATACTGCCGGCACAAATGCCACCGATTTAAACACAACCGGAAACGAGTGGAGAGAATCTTTAAATAATAACGGAGTTCAGGAAGCTGAAGAGGTAAAATAAAAAGTAAACTTTAACAAACTTGAAAGCCCCGATTATTAGTCGGGGCTCTCTTCTTCCTATCGTTCCCATCCGCATACTTCCTATCAGCTACATAACGGCAGAAGTATAAAAGAGCCGGTTATACTAAGACTTGCTCGGACTTTATCGGGAACTCACGTGCATTACTTTAAAAGAGCCTTTGCTGCTTCAATTTTTGCAGGATGTTCATTATAATCCTTAATAGTATTACCTACACTTCCTACGTTTCCAGATCCCATTGCCGCAACGATATCTTTGTTTTTTAGTAAACAAATCTCGTGCAATAACCAAATCTTAACGTGCTTGTGACTTGTTAGCTCAAGGATTTGTTTCTTTTTTGCCTCTAATTCAGCATTCACTTCTGTTGTTACTTCTTGTTCATCAGCCATGATTTTTAGTTTTTAAGGTTTATATTTAATTGTTAATTATTTATTCAAATTGCATTGTTGGGGCAGAGGCCTTGTTTGTAACTCTTTTTGTTGCCTCCGCATAATATACAGGATCTATTTCAAACCCTATAAATTGCCGGTTACAATTCAAAGCCGCCATCGCTGTAGTTCCGCTTCCCATGTACGGATCCAAAACTATATCGCCAGGCTTTGTACTTTTAAGCATCGGCCATTCCATTGCGGACATCGGCTTTTGAGTAGGATGTACATATTCCGCTCCAGCATCCTTCCGGAGCTTCCAAATGGCCCCAGAACGGGGACTGTTTAAAATATGGCGCCCTTTTACGGCAAAGATGCATATTTCGAAGTCTACAGCAAATGCCCCTTCCAAATCGCCCATTCCGCCTCCGCCCTTACTCCAGATGCACATATTTTTTACATCAAAATGTTTTGCTATTTCAGCAACCCACTGTGGGTAAACGTGCCATGAGGTATAAATATAGCAAGCCGAATTAGGCTTTAGAACTCGGTAAAATTCGGAGAGTATTTCGAAGTCGGCCTCCCCATCGCCGGCAATTACATCAAACTTATCCTTCCGCAGACCGCTTTGGTAATTTACGCCGTATGGAGGATCTGTTGAAATTACATCGATGCACTCATCTGGAAGCTGTTTAATAAGCTCCCTAGAATCCCCAAGGGTTATTTTGTTTATAAACTGTTCCATTATAACTCCGATTTTAATTGGTTTAAAGTCCCCCAGTTCATTAAGTCATCAAATTCCTTTATCCCCATCCGAACCCACTGGGCAAACTTCTCCTTTTTACGAGCCGTTGCAAGCTCATCCTGTTTTTCAGAATCCGGCTCAAAAGCAAACTTAGAATAAAAAGAATCTCCAATTTTAACTTGCCCTATTTCATAAATAAGCCCACAGTCCAATAAATTACTTATAGAAGGAGTCAATGACTGATGCGCCATAGCCAAAGCCGTCCGCATCTCATGAACCGTAGTTCCATTGTTTCTAAATATAAAATCCAAAACCTCCATCTGATTGCCTCGGATATTTCCTTCTTGTAATTGGACAAGATAAGTCCTTATTTTTGCCTTGCGATTTTCGTTATTCATTTGTGGCCTCCTCTTCTGATTCTTCTAAAATAGACTCATGCTCAACTCCGAAAAGAGATGGCTGATTATTGGGTGGAATAAAATTATAAGTAATACATTCGGTCTTGTATTTAGTTCCTTCCCTTTTTCCAGTAACCGAAACAATCTGCTTTAAATCTTTAAATCCCCAACCATACTCTTCTCTGAATTTAGTAAGTAAGTCCGACGGATAAGATGTTAAAATGAATTTTGCCTTGCAGTTAGCTAGTGCATTTAATAGATTTGCAAAGTCCGACTCAGTGTATCCATCATAGTGAGCCATGTCCGAGTTGAAATAGGGTGGGTCAGCGAAAATTAGTGTATTTTCTCCCTGTCCCTTTAATTTTATCACATCTAACGCATCTCGATTAAACACTTCACAGTTCCGGAGTCTATGCATATATCTCTCCGTAAAATTATCTCTCTTGTTTGCGGTGTTTAACCCAGAACCATTCTCCCCGAATGCAAAGCCGCCACCCAAAATATGTGAGAACGAACATGTACACTGAAACCAAAAAGCCCAAGCTCTTCTTACGGGATCCGCACTTTCATCATTTAAAACAATGTCCGACTCGGTGTGTAAAATTTCAGAATGCAATGATGCTTGTATTAGTTTCTGAAGTTCTGGAAAATTAGTTTTTACTTGCTGATAAAAATTAGTTATTCTTCCATCGAAATCATTTATAACTTCGTTCCGGTGTGGGTTTTTTGCAAAAAAAACAGCACCACCCCCAACAAAACATTCAACATAAGAAACTATCCCATCTGGAATAAGCGGAAGAATCTCCGGAACCAACCTTTGTTTTCCACCATAATATGCAATCGGGGTCTTCATAGACTTTTAATTTAAACTAGTTCAACATTAACCGCATTCGGGCCTTTTTTGCCTTCTGTAATTTCGAAGGTTACCTCGTCGCCTTCTTTTATTGGGCTGTCAACTAAACCGGTTGCATGAACGAATACCTCATCGTTTGTTTCTTTGTCAATAATAAATCCGAATCCTTTTGCCGAATTGTAGAATTTTACTTTTCCTTTACTCATAATAATTGTTTTTTAAATGATTAATAATTTATATTGATACAATAATACAGCTTATTATTGATAGGATATCGAGAAAATTAGGCTGGTTTTCGGAAGTTTTACACAATTACAATGTGTATAAGTTGGATGTGTATAAGATTGTGGGTAACTTGTTAAAGCTCCATGTTGTTTCCGTAGTATTTATCGAAAAGATCCCTTGTTTTGATTTTTACAGCCTCATCGTATGTGTACATCTTCTTCCCTAAAGTGTTTTTTCTCTTTTCATATAAAGAAGTTGAACTTGGGTGTTCGTATATGTACTCTTTTATAGCATCAGCAAACATGCGCTCAGAGAATTGTCCCTTAACTCGTTTAACCATGCGATAAACATCCACATGAAAATATTTGTTTCCTATCCGGAATTGATGGTTCACCAATTTTTCAACAATCGAGAAGATTTCGTATTCCGATTTAAGCATCTCCTTACAGTCTAAAATTGAGTCTAGCTGATAATGGTAAGAAACGATCTTAGCATTCTGTCTGAGGATTTTTGAGAATCTTCCAATCGACTGGAAATGAATAACCAAGTCGCAATTTCTGTGACGCACCGTACACAATTTACCAATCACCTCGTCTTTTAAATTATCACCCAAAATGGATGACATATCCTCAATTAGAATTGTGCCGCCCCTGAACTCCGTCAGTGTTCTTATAAGAAGTTTTTCAGTCTCTTCCGGCGACATAGGCATCCCGTTCGGATGGAACGGGGCAATTCTTCTTACCTCAACTTTAGCTTGCTGTCCGAAAGCAATTATTCCGTTGTGAGGTATGGCTTGGATCCTATGTTTTACTCCGTCGATTTCATATTCTGCGTACTCATTTTGACTATCAAAGAGAAGTGTTTTGTTTTTATGCGGAGAAACGTAAGCTCCGTACAGTGCCGCTTTTAACGAACTGTATGACTTTCCAATTTCCTGGGCTCCACTTCGAATAAGAATTAACCTTCCTCTTGCCATAAGTACTTAATTATTTAATCCCAAAGAATCCTTTTTCCGGTAAGCGAATAGCCGGAGATGATTCTATATTAAAAGCGATGCAATTGCCTTTAGGCTTCTCAACTGTAAACGGAAAGCCATAGGAACGTAACCTGCCGGTTATTTCTGCTTCTGTTTTAGTTCCTCCATTTATTGCAAAGCCACAGATATCGTCGTACATTGGACGGTGCTTTTTAAAGATGCTGTGTAAACTATACCCGATTACAATTTCCGGATCCGCTAGGGCTTTAGGAAGCTCCTTTTTTACTTCTTCTTTCATATCTATATTATTAGTGTTTATTTTTTCGTTAAATTCTTCTTGGGTTACGTGTATTGGTTGAACGACGTAAAATATCTTCTCTTTTGAATGCTCTGGCTTTTGATTAGCCCATTCTATATCTTCTTTTGAGGCAGGGTAACCAATGCCAAGAGTAATTTCTTGAGCCTTTAATTCCTCCGTTAACTCCGCCACTTGTTTATCCTGAAGGCTAGGCGGCTCAAATGGGTAATACTCCTCTTCGTATTCAACCTCATCGACAATTGTGTAAAAATGAATTAAAAGAATTAAAATAATGCAAATAAGGAAAATTGCCCACTGAACCCATGTTGATGTTTCCTTTTCAATTGCTGCATCTACCCATCCGAATACCAGTCCTGCAATTATAATTACTAGCGTAATTGGCCATTTATTCATTAAGGAGAATTTTGTCATGATTTATCTTTATCTTTTTTTACTTCAATTATTACTTATATTTGTACTGTCCTAAAAAAACTGGTCGGTTAGGTGTCCGATTATAGGCTCGAATAAGATTCACTATACCATCCTAATCGACCTCTTTTTTGAGCGGAAGACAGGGTTCGAACCTGCGACATTTAGAGTGGAAATCTAATACTCTACCAACTGAGCTACTTCCGCTTACAGTTATCTTTATCTTTTGTTGCAAATATACCAATTAATTATGTAAAATGCCATTTATGTTTATATCCTAAGATTGGGCTTTTCAAATAGTTACATTATGTAAGGTGGATTTTATTTCCAGATACAATTATAGCTGTGCTTGTGTTGCCCTTGTGGCATATAGCCTTAAACATCTTCGAATCTGTATCAAAGAACTCATCGTTCCTTCCTTTATCTTTCTTTATTAATAAGCCTTTAATTTCGTAGTATTTGCCGGCCGTGTCCACCGCTGTTTTCTCATCATCTAGTATTGTTACCATCATGTTATTTATAGTTTAATGAGTCTGTTTTACATTTAATTATATTCGGGCGCCAAGGCTTATGCTGCTCTGTTGGCGTTTCCATGCACTGATATCGTCCAGAAGCCTTTTTTAGGCAATATCCGCCTATTACTATAAAGTCCCCGAATAGGTCGCGTTCTTTATCTTTTATCTCCACAAGGCGCTCTATTTCCAGATTAGTATCAAACTGCTGTAGGAACTTATCCATCTGATTTTCGGATAGGAGTTGGTATAGTTTTAGCTTTTTCATTCCTCTAGTATTACTTTATACCCGTTTAATTCTAATATTTGCTTTACATCATTTTTTGTTAGCTCTACCGTAATAATCCTGTCTGATCCATACGTGTGCTTACTGGCCAGCATTTTAGTGTGGTAAATACCAAAGATAGTCCTTGTCTCGTGGTTAAGATTTACATATACCGGCTTTATGTATTTGTATAATTTCATTTTCTTAACTCTTCGTGGTTTTTAGATATTGCATAAATTATAGCACCAAGACCATCTAATCCAAATTTTATCTGCGCATCTTGCTCTGGAATCATACAGTAAGAAGGCGACAAGTCTTTTACTTTCCAGTCGGGGTATTCGTATTTAACAATTTTGTTTGCAAAGGCATTAGTATGGGCCTCATCGTTATGCTCGCAAATTATACCAATCTTATAATCATCGTCGATGTTGCCGGCTAAAACTCGGCTCATTTCCAAAAATTTATCCGTCTTGCCTCCGTTAAATCCACCGCATACATAACGCTCCTTTAGGTTATCCTCCAAATAAGCCTTAGATGCTGTGTGTACGTTTTGACTTCCCCATTCGCTGTTGTTCCAAAAGCCAGGGTGTCTAGTGAAAATTAAATCAACCCATTCTTCATCTTTAAATAAAATCTCATCTGTCACATCTCCAACCATTCGCATATCTACGTCTGAATAAAATACATGAGAGCAAATTTTCATTTTATCTGCTGCCTGGGTAAAGAATTTATAGCGGAACAGAGTACTTGCAGGCCAAGGCTCGTGTTTTGTTGGGATTATAATTAAAGAGATTCTCTTTGGGAGTTTTAACTGGTAAAATGGCTTATCTCCAAAAAGGTACACAACGATGTCATCCAAAGGAAAGAAGTGTTTATTCACACTCTCAATCAAAGGCTCTAAAAACTGGTCATAGCGTCCTGTTGCGATGAGTAATAATCCTATTGTTTTCTTTTTGTAATCTTTATTTTCCATTTGTTTTCTCCTCTAAAATATTCATTAAGCTATTAATTCTTTCGCTGTGGAATTCTGCTCCTGCCCAATTACTTGAGTTTATAAAGTGCATAAATAACCCATCTCCTATTTCGCTGTAAAAGTTATAAAAGGACTTTGTGAAATTAGGATTCTGAACGTGTATCTCGTTTAAGAACGGACAGGCCTCTTTTCCGTATTTTTCTATTATTCTAAAACTAAAACCTCCCGTATCTAATTTTAACTCATGCGAACAGGAGAAGTCCACAAGGCTTTGGTCTATATCTCCATTATTAAAGGCATAACATCCTGGCCAAAAGTACTCTATCCCGTCCTTATTCTGGCCCATACCGATTGCCATCTTTCCGGCGAGCATTTCTTTTATTGAAAAGGGGCGAGTCGGGAAGCAATCAAAGTCCAAGAAGAGAAAGTACTTATACTCATTTTTATAAGTAAGATAGGCTATGTTTGCCGAAAAACTATGGGACTCAGATCCATTCTTTGAGGTAGCATCTGTTTTTAAGTAAAGGCATTTTAATTCTGTATCGTTATAATACTTGATGGCTTTAATTGTATCTTCATCCGTTGAATTATCTACAATGATTACATCAACCGTCTCTTTATGGAACTTTCGAATAAGCTCTACCTGGCGTTTTATTAAATTAGCATTATTATAAGTGATTATTACAATGGCTGTATCATTCTGATTTTCATTCATTACTATTTCTGTTTTATGTTGGCCCCGTTTAAGTTTTCCTATTTCATTAATTAAATGCCCAAGCTCATCTCTCTTCTCCAATGCGAAATCAACCATCTCATCTGTTTTCTCCTGAATCTGCGATTTAAGCCTATTGTTTTCATTCCGAAGAGCCTCACACTCCGCCTCTTTTGCATTAAAGGCATTGTTTATCTTATTTAACTCTTCCTCTATTTCGGATATCTTTTTTAGTAAATCCATTATTTCTTAGTTATAATATTTTATTAAAAACTACAAATTTATAAGTTCTCTTTCCTGTTATTGGCGGATTCTGCGAGGACATTGTTGTTAGATAATGAGTCTCGTTTTGAAAATCATCAAAACTGTTTCCGTATGCCTTCTCTGCGTTGCTGTACTTATTTAGCATATCGCATATTTGGCAAAGTTGATTTGTTGTATATGTTTCCATTATTCTTTAAGCATAAATAAAATTAGTATCATTGTATGCTTCACCTCTTAGCCTTCTTGCTAGAATGTTAGGACTTTTAATGTTATTAACAGAGTTAACGGCATTTTGAAGTCCAATATAAAAAATACCAGTTTGTGTATTTAATATAATTCTACTTTTAGCTTCTATTGTTTTTTGAGAATGTTTTTTTCCAAAGAAATGGTTTTTTTCACCCTTACTTGATTCGCTAATCCTTCGCCTTACATCTTCCGAATGTTTTTTTCCAAACATTCCATTCCCCTCTCCGCTATTGGCTATGCTTATTTTTTCTCCAGTTTCTTTTGGTCGTTTTCTGCCTTTATGAAATTTACTTACCTTAAGCCTCGCTTCTTTAGAATGCGATTTCCCAAACATAGGATGCTTGTCGCCTGAAACGGCATCGCTTTGTTTTTTCCTAGTTTCAATACTCGCCTTTCTGCCTGTATGGATTAATGATATTTTTTTTCTTGTTTCTAAAGATGGGGATTTGCCAAAATTATGATTTTTGTTGCCTTTTTGCGCCTCACTCATTAAACGTTTAGTTTCAGGAGAATGACTACCTTTACTACCGCCACATTTTCTTAAGTTTAAACCATTTTCTCCGTACACATTGTATAGTTCTCCATAATATATTTCAAGTAAATTTAATTCCTCTTTGTTATAAATACCGAGTATATGTATGATTTCTTTTTTATGGGAGTCCCATCCGTATTTTTTCAATGAATTATATAGCCTTCTTTGAGTTTTGCAATTATAATTACAATATCTATCAATCCATGCTTGATATATATGTGTAGATTGCCCAATGTAAATTCTTCCTGTTGGAGATGTTAATTTATATATTCCTATTATTTTTTCTTTTTTATTCATAACAAAAAACTACCTACTCCAAATGCAAAGGAACCCCAGTTGCACGAGAGTGCTATGGCAATGCAGATGGGTAGGATTATTTTAAATGTTTTCATACTGAGGTTCATGGCAAATATAAACAATCATATTTAAATAATCAAGTTTTAGTTATTAGTGCAGATACCATATTTTGGTTATCAAAAAAATTCATCGTGCATTCTGCGTTTACTTCTAATATATGCTTAGAAAAAAGATTATATAACGTATAAGGGCTAAACCAAAAAAAATGGTCTCTGTGTATTTTTTCTGTAAATATACCATTCGCATAAGTCGCTTGTTCATAAACTTTGTAATTCGGGACAAGAACAAACATCTTTTTAAAGTTTAAAGAAAAAAGCTCATCCACAATTTTACCAGGATTAACAAGATGCTCTATAATATTAGGAACCAAAACAACATCATATTCTGTTTGTCGCAACATTGGCTCTGTAAGATTTTTAAAGTACTTACCTTCAGGATAATGTTTAATAAGTTCTTCTATCCCATTCGGATCCACTCCATGTAATTCTTTACAGAACTCCGACAGGAATATATGCATATTCCCTTTAGGATTGAATATAGGCCAGTCCGAGCATCCGATATGAAGTACTTTTTTATCTCGGCATAAGTCCTTACAGAAGCTCCATGAATGTAGGTCTATATTTCCTACAGCTAGTTTTTGTGTAAAGAAGTCGTCTGTTTTAGTTTCCATTTGTTCTTATATAAAAATCGTTAATATCCAGCCTCTTGTCCGCAACATATCCTTGCCTATCCATATATTCGTAGTATTCGGGATTGCTTGGGATATTTTCCGCAATAAGCAACTTTGGTTTTAATTTATCAAATCTAATGCCCTTAAAAACATCCAATTCAAAACCCTCAACATCAATTATAATAGCATCAATTTCTTTTAAGTCCGGATGGTGTCTTTTTAAAATAGTATCTAGAGTCAAAGCCTCTACCTTTATAGTTTTTGTGTTCCCGTTTTTAGGAAAGAATTCCCAATCAAACGATTCAGATAAACCGTTTCCTTTTGCTGTATATATGTTATATTCGCCAGTTAAGTCTGGCTTAACCACACTCTCTACGCCTTTTATAACAAGCATAGATGCAGATATTCCATTCGGGGTAACCATAAAATCTGTATCACCGGCATCTGAACTATAACAGGCGTATCTTAGAATTGGGTAATTCAGGGCTTTGTATTCGGCACAAAAAACAGGGTTAGGCTCTATTGAAATTATATCCCATCCTTTTTCTCTTAGGCCAAATATAGGATTGCCGAGTTTAGGAAAGCCTGCGCCTATTTCAATTATAGTTCCTTTGTATCCTTCAGGAAAGTATTTAAGTATCTCTTCAGTCAGCATTTTTTAGTTTTTCTATTTTTTCATTCATTAAACTATTTGTTGGATAGGACTCCTTTGTTGTTCCGTTCCATAAGTTCCGGCTAAGAATTTCAAGAGAAGGCGCTTTGTTTGCCTTTGCTAGATTTACCATCTCCTCAATAAGTTCATCCGAATAATCCTCGTTTATCTTGTTTAAATAATAAGAGTACATCTTAGGCATTTGGTTAAGCACTGTTAATGCTTCCCTGTGGCTCCCGAAATGGAAAACACAATCTTCTATGAGTCTACCAAACGAGGGTTCAATATAACCAGTTATGGCGAGGCCTAGCTTGTCAGCGACTCTATGTTTATCTTGCCAATGAAAAGCCACCACGTCGTCGTCTGACCCCCTTGATTGATAATCTTCGGATGCCCAAGTTGCCCAATCAGAAGATGCCCATTCCATTCCTGAATCTTTACGATTATGAAACCTACAAAACCCCGGAATCATCGCAAGCTCTCTGTAAATATGCGTAGGAGCCACGTTGTAACATTGGGCCATTGCAAAGAATTTATCCGGAGGGTATATTGAAGCCTTGCCATCTGCTATAAATTGTAATTGCCCTACGAAAGCCAACTTGCTCTCTTCAATTAAAGTTATCGGCATCATGATCCAATTTTTAGAGACAGGCAGGACATCAGTGTGAATTTGAACTATATATTCATATTTACTCAAATCTTCGTTTCTAAATAAATAGTCCAGCCCATACCCCGAATAAAGCGGTTTTGTTCCTATAATTGTAACATCGTTTTCATAAATATAATCTTCAAATAGTTTAACATAAGTCGACTCACAACTTTGATCAATTATAAAAATATGTTGGTTTATTTTCTCGTGCTTATACTTTCTGATTTGACGAATAGATGCCCTCAAAAACTGGAGCGATTCGAAATGTGATATTACTATAGCGACTGATTTCATAATTTATTTTTAGTGCAAAAGGATGGATTCGAACCACCGACTTGGGCCAAATAAGGCATGGCTATTATTTCCCCATCTCCTTTTTCTCAATGCCGACCGCTCTACCGCTGAGCTACTTTTGCGTTTTATATTGTTTTCCATACCTTATCCTTTGAAATTTCACTGTAAACTTGTCTTATCCCGTCCTGTAAGTCAATCTTATGCCGCCATCCAAGACTATGCAGTTTACTTACATCAAGCATTTTACTTAAATTCCCATCCGGCATATTTGAATTGAATTTTATCTCCCCATTGTACCCAACAATCCCCTTAATTGTATAAGCCAAATCATTAATACTAATCTCCTCCTGTGGCCCTACATTTATAGGCTCTCTGTCGCTGTAGTTTTCCATAAGGAACAAACAGGCATCAGCCAAATCATCCGAGTGCATAAATTCTCTCTTACTTAAGCCAGATCCCCACACTTCAACAAACTCGCTGTTTTTCTCTTTAGCCGTATGAAACTTAGAAAGTAACGCCGGCATTACGTGGCTTGTTTCGAGATTATAATTATCTCCACTTCCATACATATTTACAGGTAAAGCCGTTATAAAATTACATCCGTATTGATCCCTATAAGCCTGGCACATCTTTATTCCGGCAATTTTAGCAATCGCATAAAACTCTGTGGTTGGCTCCAGTTTTCCAGCAAGCAGATATTCCTCCTTAATCGGCAAAGTACAAAGTTTAGGATACAAACAATTACTCCCTAAAAACAATAACTTCTTAACTTTATTTACATAACTCGCATGTATTACATTGCATTGCATAGCTAAGTTGTCGTATATGAAATCTGCTCTGTAGGTATTATTAGCATGAACGCCTCCTACTTTAGCCGCAGCCATAATTACATATTCCGGCTGTTCTTTTTTAAAGAAAGAGTCCACAGCCTCCTGGCAACGCAAATCTAAGTACTTAGACTGTGCTGTAATTATACCTGTATAGCCATCCTCTATTAGTCTGCGGAGGATTGCGGAGCCGACTAAACCGGTATGGCCAGATAAAAATATGCGTGAGTTCTTGTTCATTAGTTTTTTATAAAGTGTAAAAGCCCGAAAGTGTAAAAAACATCTTTTACGGGGCTACAGAATTCTGGCGTAATCACCCACTCGCTAGTTGTCCAGTCTATTTCTGAAGTTAATCGCAATCCTACTTTTTCCATTTCAGAAACTAATCTCTCAACATCTTCTCGGCACAAAATATTCCAGTCAAGTGAAAACAACTTCATTCCTTCTGTTTTCATTTTTGGTTCTGCGTAATCAAAGCTACAAAAGAGATCCCCACCTGATTGTAAAATACGACTTGCTTCTTTTGCAAATGCAGTGTAGTTTATCTCATGTTCCAAAACCGACAAACAGCAGGCCTGACCGAACTCTCCGTCTGCAAATGGAGTCTGTGTAAGTGGCCCAACAAAGTATTCAGCATCTCCAATTCTATCATGATCTGCCACTGGAACTAAATCTATTCCTACTCTGCGAGATTTAAATCCCAATACGGAATGGTTGTGCAGAATAAAACTTCCGGCGGCTCCCATATCTATCAGAGGAGTATCTTTTAAATATGGCACAATATTTCTGATGTCAAAATTTTTGCAACTTAAGCCGTGTAATTTAAGACTCGCACGAGTTAAATCCTCAGTGCATTGATTCACTTCCTCCCTACTTTGGAGGAACTTGTTTAATGGTAGTTTTGTTAATTGCATATTATAGTTTTAAATTATCTGCCGTTGGTTCGATTTTTGTTCCAGTAGACGAGTCCTTACTTGATGGATAAGGATTTGCCTCACCCAGTCGTTTTAAGTCCATCCCAAGCCACATTACGCCTTCCTGTAGCTTTGTAATCGATAATGATTTCTCACGAGAAGTTGGTTGGTTTTTAATCCTTTGAATAATATCGTCCGTATCCTTGCGTAACTGTTTAATACTTACAACTTCTTGTTCGTATGCTGTTATTTCTTTTTGCTCTTCCATGTTTTTATTTTTAAATTGTGTTTATTTCTTTTTCAATATAGCCTTTAGTTCTTAAAATTACATAACAACTATTCCATATTCTATCTTCCAATTTAGTTTTATTTTTTATTGTTTCAAATTGATGGTAATTGCCATCTTCTAATTCTTTCAATATTATAATAAAATTATGAACAGCAAAACCTTTATGTTTTTTATAACCATAATCAAGAAACGAAAGCCCGTCTTGTGTTATTTTAATTGGCGGATGTTTTTTCATGGTGTTTTATTTTTTTCCTAAAATTACCTCTTTAATTAATGCCTTGCCAAACGTTTTAGGGATAATACCATTCATTTTATTCATTATTTTTAATAAATCAACTTGATTTTTCCCATGTGCTATTAGTGTTTTGTGGAAATCTTTAGTTTTTTTATGGCAATCATCAATGTACTTAGTAAATATTTCTCTTTTTTTAGTTGGTAGTTTCACTAACTTTTTGCCAACCATTTGTTTGTTAAAATCTGTTCTCATATTATATAGGTTTTAAATTGTTTCTAATACTTCGCTAAGTTTTTGGTAAAATTCGGTATCTGCCACTTCTTTTGATTTTCCGTCCGTCGTCACTAATTCTATTGGCCCGTTTGCTATTCCTACAGTGGAGCATTTTTTACTTCCGCAGTATTGGAGCTTTTTTACAGGCTTTAATCCCCAAGCCGAAGTCGCACAAGATACCCCCGACGACATACAAACCATAAGGTCGCAGTAATTTATTAGCAGACCAGCTTGTCGTACAGTAAAATGAGCAGCAGATACAACTCCTTCTTCATCTATAAACATATCGTGAGGCAAGCCCTCGTTATTGGGGCCTCCTTTGTGCTTATGTGATGCGAAAATAAAGTTTGTTGGGCCAAGTTTCTCTCTGCAAATAGCCATTATCTTCTTTGTGGTAAACTCATCCCAATAGCACGATTGTCCAGAACCACAAAACGTTTCCATTAGGATTGTTTTTCTGAATGGTATTTCCGGTAACTTCATTACAAAGTCATGTATTTGTTTCTCTTCTTCTGCACTCCAGTTTAATACAGGCTTCCACTCCCACTCTTTAGGAACTCCAAAAATCATCTTACTACAATCAGTGTAATCGATTCCGTCTTGTTTTTCAGAAGGAATCATGTGAGGGGCTGGAAAAAAACCATTTTGAAGGTCTTTAGTATCTTCGAAGTCTTTTGCAATATCTAATTTTAATTGGTTTTCTGAATTACAAAGGAACTTATCATAGTCGGGGCATCCGACTGGCAAATGATTTCCAGACCAAGGCCATCTTCTTACTTCTGAAACATTGCTGTACTTAAGCGCATCGGCGTTTGGGAAATTTGCGAACCAAATTATCTCCTTATTTGGAAATAAAACATCTATGTATTTTAAAACCGAAGTCGCAGTTATTAAATCTCCTGCCTGCCCGAAAAGAAAGCATCCAATCTTGCCAGTCTTTTCTCCTGTCGAAGGAGTAAGTGTTTGGTTGAGTTCTTTTATTAGTTCATCGTTCATTATTCCGTATTTTTCAGTTTCTTTTATTGTCCAACTTCTATTTAATTTATTTTGACCAATTAAAAAATCAATTATTCGCATGGGTTTTTAAATTGTAATTTTCATTTGTGTCTGAATTATCTTGCCATTCTTTTTATTATTATCCACAGACCAAAGTGGTTGTAAATTTGTATAGTGGCAAAGCAAAGTAAGCCCTTCGATTGTCTTTGCAGAAGATAATGGTATTGCGTGGTCTATCTCCCAATAAGTTAACCCGCTTTTTTTACCGTAATTACCCCATGACATTCCTGGTAAAAATAGCCTTTCTAAATGTTTCTTAACTGTTTCATAATCTACACCAAGCATTTCTTCTGTTTTTGAATCTTTAGTGTATCCGCCCCTATCAAAAACCTTAGATGTTCTTGATCTTAAGTTAAGAGTCATTCTGTACAGTGGATTTTCCTCTCTTTTTTTAACTTCAAATGCATTTCTTTTAGGCTTCCTTCTTTCTCTTTGTCTCTTACTCTGTTCTTTTACGCATGGATTGTTCTTGTTTTTATGATATCTTTCATTGTCCTGTTTTCTGTATTTTTCAGGATTTTGTTTTCGCTTTTGTTTTGCTATTTCATTAAGCTCTTTCGCTTTGTCTGGATTTTCTAAGTTATACTGCCTTCTTTTAGCATTTCTAATATCTTTTGTTTTATCTCGTCTTATTTTTGAATTAGCCCTGTATTCTGGTGTTTTCCTTTTAGATGATACTTTTTCTTTATTTTTATGCTCCCAATCTCTTTGAGATTTTCTCCTTTTAGACCTATTGTTTTTGCCCCACTCATAACTCCTTCTTTTTGCTTTTTCTGGATCTTTTAAATAGTGCTTTTTTGCTATGTTAGCAACGCACTCCTTACAGTCTTTACGTCTCTTTATTGTTCCTGATTTGTCTTTTTTATCTCTTCTTTCGTAAAACTCCGATTCTTCTTTTGGAACTTTACACTTGCTACAAGTTTTCATTTTGATTAAAATAATGTTGCTCCCTACGCCAACGTGCTTTAACTCCAACCCAGAGGAAGGAATATCGTTAGTTTCAGGAGCAAGTTTATTTTTTTGTGAATTCATGGATTGAAGTTAAAGCGATATAAATATACTTACTTTCTTTTGAAAATCCAAAGACCGCAGTGAATAAACATAGCAGATATCATTCGGCTAAATTCAGGAACGGCAGGCTCCGTAGATGGGTGGTCAATACAAAAGTTTTGTTCACCGCACATACCCCTGCCGGCTACGTTTATATGATAAGGTAAATCAGCAAAGAAATTATAAGCCTTAGTTCTTCCGTTAGGCTCAAATGCTCCACTATAGTGCTCAGAAAAAATACAGTGTGTGTCTTCCAGCATATACAGAGATCCAGATTTCATTTTAGGAAATACATATTTAAATGTGTCGATCATATCTTGCCCAACGTGACTTCCATCTTCGATAAGGATATCCGGAACTCCTATTTCGGAAAATAATTTATCTAAGAAGGCGTGGTCTGTTTGTGATCCAATATGTACATTCGGAACATATCCGGCGCAATCTGGATTAATATCAATTCCATGCAGGTTTGCCTTGGGGAATCCTTCTTTCCACATTTTCATTGATGACCCGCCGGCTACCCCCACCTCTAAAAGATTAAACTCTTTATCTCTTAGGTGTCCAAGATAATGTTCGTAGGTGTCCATGTAAAAATGTGTGGTAGCTTTGTCTGTGGTGTGTCGCAATCCAATCTGTTGTAGTGTTTCCATAATTTATAAATCGTTTTTAGTTATTATTTTAAACTCAGGCATAATGCAGATAAATTTAGTTCCAGACTCCAATAGTTCCCTCTCCCGTTCCATAAACTCAGATAAGAAATGGGCAGGGCCTAAAATAAGAAAATCCGGCTTTTCTAAACGCATCTGCTCTTCGGAGATTATATTTATATTACTCCCAACAGTCCTTCTTCCGTATTTAGCTGGAGAACGCTCTGCTATAGATGTTATAAGAGAAGAATCTAACCCGAAGTATTGAAGAACTGTGTTAAATTTGGTACTCGCCCCGTATCCGTAAATCTTCTTCCCTTTACTTACTTCTTCTTTAATGAAATCAACAGTCTTTTTCTTTAGCTCTTCGATTGCGTAAAAAAAGCATTTCCATGTTGTCTCTTGGTCTAAGCCTAATGTTTTCTCGTAAGCCAATAAAGATTCTATTCGGAAGTTGCAGACGTCCCTATGGGTGGCTGTTCCAAACTTATTTATATCGGCATCTTTTTTCATTGCGAAAACTCTAAATGAACCGGCGTTGGTATTATTTAAAGAAACATCCATGATGCGAAAATTGTGTTTTTCCAATAATGCTTTCAGGTTAAAGAAGGAGTAATATCGAGCGTGTTCGTGGCACACGTTTCCTATTTCTAACTGCTTTATCATAAGCGGAGAGTGGCTCATTTGTAAAACAAAAAGTCCATCAGGATTCATTATTTCATGAACGTCATTTAAAAACTTTTCAGGAGAGGCGAGGTCATAAAACATAGAAATGCAACTTACTATATCTGTTTTAATTTTAGTTGTATTAAAATACTCCTGCGAACTAAAATACTTATGGATAACTTCATTGCAATTTTCGTCCGCCTCCTTAAAATAGTCTGGATTTTCACAAACAGGATCTATATTTATTCTCCAAAAATCATCAGGAACTTGCGACAGCATATAGCCCGTATTTCCTGCAATATCTACCCAATACGGAGCGATTGGCGCTTTAAATACCGATAAAACCTCCCGAACAACATCTTTTAACTGTTCCTTCATGACGCCGGAAATTGAGCTAGAGTACCAGTACCTTTTGCCCCATAAAACATTAGCCGGCGCCATTTCACTTAGCTTTACAATACCATCATCGTCGAGTATAAGTTTTAATTCCACTGGCTCACAAAGCGGCTGTTCTTCCGGTAAGAGAAAATCTGAGGGATAAAGTTTGCCTAGGCTAAATAATTCTTTGCTCATTTTTTATTTAATTTCTTTAAGTCGTCCATTGTCTTTGACATAATCTCTCCGCCAATTTTAATCATCTCAAATTCAACCATCTGCTTTATTAATTCTAATACCGTAACCTTCGGCTGCCATTTAAGCTCAAGTTTAATCTTTTTGTTGTTGGCACAAAGGCTCCACATGTCCTTCTTGCGGGTGAATTCCGGCACTTGCTCAATGTGTTCCATATAATCGAGCTGTTGGTAAGCAAATGCCTCCCTAACAAAGAATTCTGTGCTAGTTAGTACTCCGCTTCCTATAACATAATCTTCAGGCTTCTCTGCCGTCATCATTCTGTAAATAGCATCAACCGCATCTTCACAAGCCATCCAATCCCGCATGTGACTAATATCTCCAAGTTTTAACTTGTCTTTCTTTACCCCCATTTTTATTTCGGCCACAGCTTTTGCGACCTTACGGGTAAAAAAGCCCTCTCCTCTTCGGCTTGACTCTGTTGGGAATAAAATGCCGGAACAGGCGAATAAGCCAAATGAATCTCTAAATGCCATCACTATATTGTCGGCATAATTTTTCGAGGCACCATACGCCCACAGAGGTGATCGTGGAGTTGCTTCGTTTTGAAAGCCAGTCTTGTCCTTTCCGAATACCAGGCAGGATGAAGCCTGGAAATAGCGGATGTTTTTATCTGTAGTAACTATTGTTTCAAGTATTCGCTGTGGGAACTTGGCATTTAAATCTAAAACAGAATCTATATCTGCCCAAGGCTGGAACGTATTAGTTACGCCGATAAAATTGTAGATGCACTCAGGTCTTAAATTATTTATAATCATCGAAAGCTCTAGTGTCTTTGCGATGTCTATTTTGTAGATGGCGATATTTGGAACTAAAGACTTTATCCATTCTATTCTTTCGGGAGATGTATTTTTCCGGACAACACCATGTACTTCGTAGCCCTTGGAGTAAAGAAGCTCGGCTAAAAATGAACCCATCTGGCCCAAAACTCCAAGCACCAATGCCGTCTTTTTTATGTTAGTTTCCTGTTTCAAATTCTTTTTCGACTAGTTTATAAAGTTCTTGTTTGTTTTTGCTTAATCTATTGTGTATTTTATTTAAAAGCACATCTTTTTTATCTGCCCTCTCTTTTACAGCATCCGTTGTTTCTATACTTAAAGGAAGGAATGTTAGATAGATTATATCCAGCAAATTCTCGTCTTCTTTTATTTCATTAATTAATCTTTTCTTTAATATTAGATTTGGGTCACTCTCCCATACCGATTTAAAAACTTTATCTTTGTTATTTTCGTCCATAGCTTTTATTACTTCCGTATAGTTTCTGTTTCATTCCGTCTGCCAAATCATTTAAAGCCAAATCAATCTCGTCGATTAAGTTATTCCTCTGTACATTAAGAACATTTGTTTTACGAGTAGCATCGGCCACAACTTTATCTGTAGCTTTTGGATCCCGCTTAATATCCTCGGCCATGTAAATTTTCAAATTACAAATCGAAAGTTGGTCTATCATATTTCCAATAGTCATTTTCATGAGTTGTTCTGTTTAGAAACTTTTCCGTTGTGTATTCTATAGTGAAGCAGAAATTCCGGCGCAATCGCAAATTTATAATCATTCCCACTATCAAAGCTCCTCCGCCATAGCTTAAAATCATCAAAAGGAATCTCGTCAGGATTTAACTTTGTGCAAGTTGTCCAGAACTTCCGAGAGTAAGCCAATACAGGATGTGCCAAGATGTTGTGGCCTTTATTTGCCTCCTCTATAAGATTTAAATTAGACATCCACATTTGATCCATTAGCCTTCCTTCGGAATCTATATTGTAAAAATTAGAGGATATAACGTCGAATCCTGCCCGCATGTACTTCATTTGAACTTCGAGCCGGTTTAATGAAAACCAGTCGTCCACGTTTACATTACAAACATAATCGAAATCCAATTTAAAAGCCTCGTCTAAAAGGTAGTTGTGGGCCAAGGCGTGATTATCGAGTTCGAAGGTAGAGAAATGGCTGTCCGGATAAATCTGAGTGTTTGTATTTCCGTAATCAAGCTCAAAAACTTCAAATTCCTTATAAGTCTGCTTTTGGATAGACTCGACGCATTTTTTAATCCACTCAGGATTATAGTTCTGGACGTTCTTGTGATAAATTATAAAGCAGACTTTTGGATTCATTTCTTTTTACCTTTTTTAGCCTTGTGTTCGTTAACCACATCCCACAGCTTTAACCTTATAAAATCAGATAAGTTCCGGCGATCATCTTTAGCCATTACCTTCAGTTCCTTTTTTAATTCAGGCTCAACTCTCGTCATTAATAGCTCATTTTTCATAGCCACAATATTACAAAATATTACATCGGATAGTAAGGCTGTAATTACAAAGTTATACAAGAGTTTTACACAATTTTATCTAAGCGATCTCGGCAACATAAGAAGGAACGGAAGGCATAAATCCATATTTGTTGCGTAGTAATCTATCCCAATATTAATGTTTTTATAGTAATCTTGCTTTCTTATAGAGTAGTATTTTTCGCTTTTTATAGACCATGCGTTTTGTCCTATTTTTTCAACTAAAAACCACTTCTCTAATAGCCGGCCAGCCCTTCCGTTGCCATCTGTGAATGGATGTATTTTCTCAAATCTAAGGTGAATCATAGATGCGTAATAAAACATTTCTTTATAGGATAAATCCCGACTCATAAGTTCTTTAACATCAAAGAACAGTTTATCCATTTCTTTTTTAATAAATTGACTTTCTATAGCGACGTAATGAACCCTTTCAGAGCTAACCACCCCCATTATTCCAGTTCTAAACCTTCCTCTTTCATGTTCTTTTTTAAGGAGATTCTTACTTAGTATTTTATGTGAATTTAAAAACGATGATGCTGTTAGTTTATTTTCTTTAGCATAGTTATATGCATTTACCAAATCATCAATTTCGGCAGTTTCTTTAGGTTTAGATTTTACTCCGAATGTTTTTATTTTTAAATAATCATCCGGCGTTATGGTATTGCCCTCTATGTTAGATGAGTAGGTTGCCGAAACCATAATCATGTGTTTAAAATCCTCGGCGGTAAACTTATCTCTACCCCTAAGTCTATTAAACACGTCTTGCCAATCAATAGTTACCTCATTAGAGTATTCCTCTAAGTATTTTGCTGTTAGTATTTTTAAATGCTTTGCCATAATTAAAAAGATGCCCTACTCAAAACTAATGGCAAAATCAGTCTGACGAGGAGTCAAAAAGAACATTAATCTTTTTCGGGCAATTGTTTAAATTTCATTTTTGTAACCTGATTTTGCATAACAAATATAGTGAATTATAATATATAATCCAAATTACCAACGAGAAAGCCCCACTTTTTAGGGTGAGGCTCTCCGTTGTGACTTAGGTGTCTATGAAACCACTAATTCAAGGTAGGGCAAATATAAATCAAACTTTCGGAATAAAAAAATCCCCCAGAAGAGACCTTAAAACTCTTGACTCTGGAGGATTATTGTAACGACTTGGCAATCTTTACTATTACAAACCTAATTAAATAATAGTAAATAACCAAATCAAATTATGAGTTTAGTTTTTATTTAAATCTTCTATATCATACCATGCATACTGTGGGAATGGCGGCATTAGGGGGTTTCTGTTTTTAATCAAACTTTCCAATGTAATCTTTTTCGCATCTATAAGCCTTGCATGTTTGGCACAAGGAATAAAGCCGGTAAACTTCCCATTTATACAGCCGGCATCGTATTTTAATCTACCATCTGGCAATGGAACTCCTTTTATTTTAAACCACCGAATTATAATTGGAGGATATTGTCCAAACTCTCTAATACAACACTTCGGATAGCCCAAATCTATCCCTAATGGCTCATTTAATTTATACCATGCCTTTCCATGCTTTCTGAATTTTAGTATGAATTTTATTAGCTTAATCATATCTTTATCCAATTTTCAGGTAGTAAATCTTTAGTATTATTGTTCTTTCCGGTTTCTCCGAACCAGTTATTTGGGCATACAACTTTTTTATTCGGGTTCTTGTTCAACATGGCAGACCACCAACTAAAAGATGAATTTGCTATTATATTATCTGAACATTTAGCCATTAAATACATATCAATGATATCGTAATCCTCCTTGCAAGAGGCCATCGATTGAGTTTCTGAAAAATAAGTGTTCTCTCCCAATCCTTTAAACCACTCTTTACACCATCCGATATCGTCAGAGCAAATAATAAACATTGTTTTAGATGCGGATATGTCGTATGGGTATAAAACCTCGCTTATAGCGGCTGTATAGTAATCAATTGGCAAAACACCATGATACTCATTTGTTCCTGGATTTAAATAATCCGATCTACGTACATGAATAGCGCAAGTATGCAAACCATTAGGATTAATCTTTTCGTAAAGCTCATCGATGCTCTCCTTCCAGTTGTCTTTTAGTTCAAATAAAATAGTAGGATCCAAATCATCGTGGTATAAGTGGCTCTGGAAATAACCCTCAAGACTAACGTTACCTTCAAAAAACGGAATCTCAGAATAATGAAAATGCGGCTCATTGTAATGATGCGCAGATACAATATTGTCACTCGTAGGAAACGGAAAATCAAAATATTTAAAATACTTCCACTCCGGAAACAATACTGTCTTATTGTGTTTTAAAGCATAAGCCCATGTTGCTATTATCTGATGAAGCGAGTTGCCACACCTGCCCATGTTGCCTAGCTGCGGAAAAGATACTACTCCACTCATTTCAAAATCCTCCCTTCCTTCTCTGCTATTTTCGCATACCATTTAGAATGATATGTCTTTCTCTTCGGCTGATGCTCCTTCAGCTTACCGGCTTTTAAATCCCGCAGCCACAATTCAAATGGGCCAATGTTTGCTATCTTCATTTTTTACTTACTGTTTTTACGTGTTTTTGCATCTCTAATAAAATATCGTGTTTCATGTTCGAAATCTGAGTCCCTAATTCCGTCCTTATGTTCTTTAAAATACCATCTCTTAACTGTATGCTAGTATGTATTTCTTTAATCCTATCCGCAAGAACAGTTTTTAATTCTTTCCTATTCCAAATCTTAGAATTGGCAGCTTCTAATTTTTGATACTGAACATCGTTTTCATTCCGCAGCCTAAGAACCTTCTTTTCCAAATGCTGGCTATATAGGAAGTAAGCGATAGCGGTCGCTAAAAGACACCCAATCAACGCATCTTTATTTAAAAAGAAAACACCTAACTCTTGGTTAAAATAGCCAATAACAAACGATGCTATAATCCCAACTATTACTAAAACTCTTGTTTTTCCGTACATATATTTATTTTTCGTTTACTAATTTTACTTCTATTATTGATGTTTCGTTTACATTAAATAAAGACTTGAATTTTTTAATCGCATGAACATCAGACTTTGCATATAAAATACAAAAATGTTCTATTTTCTTTATGAAATATTTAATCTTATACTGCCTCATTAAATCCGATGCTGTGTGTTCGTTTCTTTTTCCAAATCTAATCCCATTAGTATAGCAAATGCCAAGAACAAAAGTCCCGCCCCTATAAGAAGTGTAAATGCCTCCTGTGCCGTTAGATCATGATTCTCGCCTGCGTGATTAAATTTAACCCAGTCCTTGCCATCCTTTTTATATACCTCGTATGGGTATTTAGTGTTTTTTATTTCTGTAACTTTCATTTATTTTATATGCTGTTTAATCTCATCTTCATTTAAAACCCTAAACACCCGCCAGTTTCCGCCTTCCCAAAACGGAATGTTGCCATACTTATATCCAGACCAACCGTACTCTGTAACATGAGTTACTTTAGTTATTCCAGATGGGGTAAACATGTAATCTCCGACTTTTGGCTTAACCCATGCCTTCATTTCTATTAAATCTTTGTCCATTCCCATTCTGATACGTATTTTTCTAAGGATTTTTTATCCATATTCTTAACCTTTAAATACTCCACGTTATTTGATGTCGCATAAGGATTAGCCTTGCTGTCCTTTGATGGTGGATGCATTATATGATAGCAGTCTCCTTCAACTCTTCCGATGAGATAGCCTAAGTTTTTAACCCTCTCATAGCGCTCCTTATCTTCTGGCACATGCGCTCCAAGAAGATGTTCGTTTTCGAGTCCGCATTTTAAATAGTGTTCTCGATTCAAAAAACAAGCACCACCGCAACTTCCGGTTACATAAGAATTGTGCTTTTTAATTACACCGTCAGTAATGTAGCTTCTTTCTATGTCATAAAAGGATCCGTAGTATGGATAAGTTAGGGTTAATCCTTCCCGAAGCAACTGAACGGCCTTTAGAATGTTTTCAGGCTCAAATACACAGTCTGTGTCGTAAATTGCGATGTAGGGAGTTTCTGCATTTATAATTCCATAATTAATAACTTTTGTTCTATGAAAATCATCTCCAAATAAAATACTATGCTTATATCCTTTGTCTGGCGAATTGTAAACACTTATTTGACTTCCCGATTCCACTAAGTTAATTTTAGTATCAAAGTTGTCTTTTAAAAACTTCAGAATACATTGCAGATTCTCCCCCCTCTCCAGCGAATCTCGGAAGTAAGGAATTATGAATGTCACGTCAGATAAGTCTATTCGAGATTTCATTTGTTTTTAATTAATGCTTGCAATGTTTTTAATCTTTCTCTATTATGTTCTGTCGGAGCATGTTTTACCATTTGAATCCAATTAGTAAATAAGCCCTTCATTCCGTATTTCTCTACATACTTATTAGATGCAAATAAATCAGCAGATGAATCTGAGTTAACTAAAAACCGATTGTAAGCATAAAACAACAACCATAAGCGAAACTTTTTATCAAACTGTTTAAATCGTTTGTAGTTTATTTCAATGTTGCCAGATATAGCCCCGACTCTAATTGGATTTCTAACACTTACTACCGTAGGATCGGAACGGTCAGCCATTTCTGGATTACAGAAGATTAATCTTCCGCTATCCAACACAAAAACCGAATCACTCTTTATGAGGTCTTTTTCGGCTAGCTCCTGTAGCATTTCTAAATCGAGTTTATTCATTTCTTTTAGTTTTACAATCCACTATAACAAACCTTCCCATTAATATAGATGTTAATGGTGTTTACAAACTCATGTGCCAATATTTTACTTCCAAACTCATGGCGAAGTTCCTGTTTTCCGGTTAGCCCATTCATTTGATTTACTATATACACACTCTTCTCTTTGCGAGGCTCTGTATAATATACGCTTGGTGTTTTGCTCATAGTTATTTATTTTGGTAAACGTTAGTTAAAAAATTCAAATGCCCCTTAAGCTCGAAATACAGCTCGTTCCTTCGCTCCTGGCTAATACCCACCATCTCAGCCTTATAAGCCTCAACAAGCGGCCCTATTTTCGACGTAACCCCCATAGGCTCCTTACCAATCCACTTGCTTATTTCGGTTATTAGCTTATCCAATCTTAAGTTAGCCTCCGCAGACTCTAATTCAAATTCGGCCATCCTCTGCTTCTTTAAGATTTCCTGTTTGCTCTCTCCTATAGCAATCGCCGATTCCTTATCCATCTTCCGGAGATTTAATAAAAACTCCACCGATTTTGGATCGTTCTTTATTCTAAGTAAGTCGTTGATATCCTCAACCTCTTTCTTATACTTCGAGAGCTTCTCTTCGTTCTGTGCTATTTGCGCTTTCAAATTCATGCCTCTTCCTCCTCTTCATCATCGGCGAAAATTCCACCAAAGTCTATAAATACACCATGCGGACGGGTATCCTCTTCGTTTTCAAAAAATCCAATTACAGAATAAGCACCATCTCCGTACAGTGTACTCGTACAAATACCCTCTTTAAATACCTTTAGATTATCGTCACCTAGTATATCACAAAACTCATCCCAGTTCTTACCGAGAGATTTAGGAACGCCATCTTCGTTGTGTAAAATATAGCATGGGTCTCCTATCCATACTATTCCGGCATCCACCGTTATATACCCCAACTCTCGTGGTATAAAGTTTTTTAGTTTTTTAATCTTGTCTTTCATATTCTAATATTGGTTTAAAATCGTATTCCACTAACTCATGCAACTTTTCTATTGGTGTGCTTAGCCAAATCTCTAAATGTTTAGGGTTAAACTTTCCATTCTTTTGTAAGTTTTCCTTTTCCCACATAGGGCGATAATTAGCCCAGTGAAATGCTCTTTGCTGACACTCCGTAATCTTCATATCAAATGCAACTAAGGGTATCCGATGTTCAAAATGCCACCCATTTTTTCCGTAATTTTCCCAAGTCATACCTTCTAAAAACAACGATTCAATATGTTTAATAAAAAATCCTATTGTGCAATCAAGCAACCAAAATGTTTTATTTTTCTTACCGCCCATTAAAACAGCCCTTCTTACATATCCTCTAAGTAAATCCGAAACCCTATACTGAAGATTTTCTTTTCTTAGCTTGTTTTTTTGTAATCTTCTTGCGTTTTTCGCTTCTGGAGTTTGCGCTCTTATCTTGTTTTTTTCACGAATCGATTCTTTGTTTTTTTCTTCGTATATTCTGCGCTTTTCCAATACTACATCTCTGTTTTCTTCGTAGTATTTTTTTCCGTAATCATAATGATACTGTTTTCTTTTTTTAGATTTCTTATTCCATTCTAGTCTTTTGCATATTTTACAAACTACACCTCTTCCTTTAGGGAATTCAGTTAGTGGCTTTTCTTCCTTGCAATTGTTGCAGTTTTTGGTTTCTTTTTTTATTTTTATTATAGAAATACGTCCGATGTCTTTTGTTTTTTTAGGCCTTCGTTTATTATAGTTTGCCACACAAGACCTACATCGTGTCTGCTTTTTACTAAAAGCTGAATCTTCTTTTTCTGTTTTACACTTACTGCAAAATTTCATTTTAATTCGATTCTAAATGTGAAATATTAGAGTGGTGAATAACATAGCCACACCCGTATAACTTGACTTTGTTTTTGTACTTATCTAGTAGTTGTTTATTGAATGCTTTATTGTCTTGTAATCCATTCGCTCCAACCCACGTAACATCTAAATCTTTGCGCCAAATTACATTAGTGGTAAACAAAGAATCTAAATCAGGAGTCGCACTAAGCAATTCTTCAATCCCTTTTAAATTATCTAGTTTCCTGTAAACATTAAAATAGGCCCACTGGTACATAGTAGGATCGAATGCTGTTTTAATGTTCCATAGATGGTTGGGTAAAAACGAATCATCTGCATCTAAATTCACTAATACAACTCCAGAAGCCCTATCTATACCGGTTTGCCTCACTCTGCCGTCGAATGCCTCGTGTTTTGGAAGTTCGATTAGCTTTATTTTTCCAGATTTCAAATATTGATTATACTCAGTTTTGAGTATTTTGTTAGTCTCTTGACATCCGTCGCTAATAATAATAAGCTCAAAGTTAGTATAAGACTGGTTTAGTGCCGAATTAACCGCTCGCCGGAATTTTTTAGGCAAATTGTCGGTTCTATCTGCCCTAACCCCCAAAAAACTAGGCATAATAACAGATATTTTATAATTATTACTCATCCTTTTCCTGTTTTTTTACCCAATCTCGCATTACACCAATGACCAACTGAGTAATTGATGCCTCCCCTTTTAGGGCGTATAAATCCTGGTATAGGGATTCTGGCCATTTCATTTGCCTAGGACATACTTTTTCTTTTACTGCGCTCGGAGGGAAATCAACAAGCGCTTCTTTAAATTTTTTTCTTCCTGCCATGTTGGGTATAAATATATATAACAACACTGTATTATCCAAATATGGTGTCAAAAAGATTTGAGTTTTCCTTGTGGATAACTTTATATATCCCCAACTTTGCTTTTAAACAATTTGAAAATTTCAATCATGAAAGAAAACGCGATTTTAGGCCTTGTTATTGTACTATCAATAGTAGTTGCATTACAGGCTAACAAACAACTTGATAAATTAACTGCTTAATTGACTCTGTAGTCAACAGCAATTAATCATCAATGATGAAAAACAAAAAAGAACAATGAAAAAAAGAAACACGCCAGTAAACCCTCATAATGAGTGGTTCTCGGCAAATGGAGATCAAGATTGGAACAGTGCAGATGAGTGGAGAGGTGCTGATTCTAGTTGGGACGCAAATGGCGGAGATCGCCAAGCAGTGCAAACACACTCAAGCGCACCTTACATTTTACAAATTGTTAACGCATGTACAAGTGCAATAGCAGATGTAGATATTGGAGATGCAGCAAGAAACCGCACAAGCGCAACGTTCAACCTAAACTCGAACATCACAGTTACATCAACTGTGCAGGGTATTAACTACCTTGAGTATTTGGCTATGTCAGAATCTCAACCGTTTTTAGTAGGTGCAACGATGATTATTTCAACAAGCGCCGGGCAACTGGATCAGACTGTTAAAATAACTCACCGTAATCCTTCTGGGGACGACTGGGGCCACGTAATTACGCCCACCCTCACTTTGAACCAAAACCAAACGGATCGTGTAATTGATGACTATGAGTATCTTATGACATCAATGACTCGTTTGAGATGGAACCAAATCAATGCATCTGCGACAGTAACTTGTCGTCAGTACTTGAAAGGCAAATTTGCAGCAAATCAAATTTTAGTTGGACGTCCTGCTTTGCAGGGTTACGGACAGCCGAATGTTGTGGCAAATGCTAAAGGTATCCAAACGTTGATTCGCGGTTAATTTAGTAGCGATTATTTAATTTAAAAGGGCAGGCATCTGTATGTTCTGCTCTTTTTTTTAAACTAAACGATTTAATTCCATTTCGCCAGATGAACAACACAGAATTTTTTAACAACGAGTCGTCCCAAAATAGGGATATTTGGCGTTATGCGAATGGTAGTAATATTTCAAAGGAAGATTTAATTAAAGGGCCGGCGCCTTTTATTTTTCAGATTGTAAACGATCAGTCTGCTCCGGAGCCAGCGATAGCAGATGTGGATATTGGGGATGCTGCGAGAAACAGAACAAGTGCAACGTTCAATTTAAATTCACACATTACAGTTACATCAGCGGTTCAGGGCATTAATTACAGAGAGTTTTTAGCCATATCAGAGAATAGTCCATTCTTGGTAGGTGCAATTATGATTATTTCAACAAGTGCAGGTCAGCTTGACCAAACTGTTAAAATAACTCATAGAAACGCAAGCGGAGATGAGGTTGGACACGTTATCTCGCCAACGATTACATTAAATCAAAGACAGACGGATAGAGTGGCGGATGATTATGAGTTTATGTTTGATTCTCTTACTAGAATTAGATTTAACCAGATTAATGCCGGTGCAACTGTTACGATAAGGATTTATCCTAAAGAGATTTATTCTTCTGCGGATTTATTAGCGAGAAGAGGTGAAATTGAAAGATTTGGCAAACCAAGACTTTATTAAATGACAGATAAAGAAATTGAAATATCGGAAAAACAACATGCTGAAGTAATTCGGCAGATGAAAATAAGCAATATCACAAGTGGTATTATTGCCACAGCTTCTTTATTTACATTGATTACAATTTTTGTAAAACTTACAAAATGATTTATTTAAAACATAATCTACAGCAGAATATAGCGAGTGCGAATAGCACGAAGGATCCTGCTATGCGTGAGGATATTGTTTTATCTGAGATAGGCAAGCGGATTGCTGTTCGGCCGGAGGTTGTTATTGGGTTTTTAAAAAAATCAGATATTAATGTTTCTGATACGGCATCTACTGGCAAGATGGTTAGTCTTGTTTCAAAGAACATTGGTAAAAACAAAAACCTAATTGTTTTATTTGCTAAAGATATTGGGGCGGGAGAAGGCTCGGAGTTAATGGCGAAGTCTATTTATGAGGTTTTTAAAAAGCCAGGAGCGGAGAGTGAATTAATGAAATACACTAAGGCGATTAAGGGAATAGCTCTTAGCGCTGATGGCGGGGACGATATTAAATGGGGGGCGAGGGTTGCTGTTGGGATTGTTGTTGTTTTAGGGATAGGATTTGCAGTTTATAAATATAAGAATGGGTAAGAGTTTGGATGATAAAAAATTAGAGGAGGCTGTGCAGGCGATGTATAGCGGGAGCCTTGGGGCGAAGATTAAGAAAAACTCGTCGTATGTGATTACGGGGATGTTTATAGGGGGGGTTGCTGGGCTAATGATTGCAAGTTTTATGGGTAAGAGTAAATTGTGGGGTGCGGTGATTGGGGCGGGAGTTTCGGGAATTGGAGGATATATAGTTTCGAATAATACTAAAAATAAAGAAGATGAGTAACACAGCAGAAGAAGTAATGGAAAAGGCTGGAACTAATCAGCACACCGGATCGTATGGTAATACGAAAGGCAAATCTGCTAATTCTCTTTATAAGAGTTATAAAACGTTCGTTACAGATAGGGGACAGAAACCGCTAGATTTTACTCCTTGGTTAAAATGGGCAAAGGCTAAAGGTATTGTTCCGGCTAATGTAAGTGAGAAAGAAGAGTTTAAGGCTGATGCGGAAAACAATAATACTAATGTTACTACAGATTCTATTCCTACTTGGAAAATTGCGGTTGGAGTTGTGTTGGTGGTTGGCATAGGAGTGGCTATTTATATGAATTATAAAAAACCTTCATAAAAAAATGAAATTCGGAGTTGCGAGAAAATACGGAGACCAGCAGATTATAATTCCTGTTCGCACAAGGAGCAAGGAGAGGATTGTTGTTAGGATATCGCATCCAACTAAACCTAATACGGTTTATTTCGATATTGCTCCAATTATAAACGGGGAAGATGTTATTGTGGCGAAGATACCAAAGATGCCGGAAACGGTAATAATGGAGGTTTATAACGAGGCTAATGGGCATACAGATAAGGATGGCTCGTTCCAAATTAAAGAACCGAGGATAATGCCTATTATTCAGGGCTTTGCAGTTAAGCGATTGATGGATCCGAATGTTAATCGGTTTGCTATGTTCTTGGATGATTTTGCGGAGAATGCGGCGATTATTTCGGCACAGAATAGTATTTATAGGAGTCCGGACGGAAAATTTGAGATTCATTATAAGGATGTTATTCGGGATGATAAAGGAAATGAATTAAGGACGCCATTGCGTGTGAATAGTAAAAGCAAGATAATGGAGATTGCAAAAAAATACTACATTACCTATACTGTTCCTGGGCGTAAGATGTGGGCTTGGCATGAGTTTGCTCATGTTTGGATAAACAATAATCCGGCAGATGAACTTGAGGCTGATAAGCATGCTATAAAAATTTACTTGGGTTATGGAAATCCAATCGCAGAGGCTTATAATGTGGTGTTGAAGGTTTTTAAGAATACGCCGTCGGATTTAAATAAGCAGAGATACTTGGCACTAAACGATTATATAAAGAATTTTAACAAAGAAATGACTAAAAACTTATCATAAACTAAAAAACATGAATAAAGTAGCAATTGGAGCATCATTATTACTAGCATTTGGTATAGGGTATGCCATAGCGAGTAGAAACAAAATCCCAGAAGGGATAGTTGTTGATTACATTAATAAGAAAAACAGAACGTTTGATGTGTTCGTTAACTATGGCGGACAGGTTTCTTATGCTGATGAGGCGAAATGGGATCAGATTCACATCCTAACGCCGATTAATGATAACGGAAAGTATTCTTTTGGTATTGATTATGAAGGAAACAAAACGTATATAACAATTAAAGAAAGATTAACTGGAAAAGTTATTCAAGAAAAAGTTATTGATTGGGATAAAGTTTAAAAACTAATATTATGGAAAAAGGAGCGAAAATAGCATTAGTGGTTGGTGGGATTGTTGTTGCCATATGTGCAGCAATAGGAATATACTATGCCACAAGGCCTAAAGATACAACATCTGGAAATACCGGTGGTGGTTCTGGTGATGGAAGCGGAAGTGGCGGAACTGGACTGAATTTAAACATAGACCAGATAAAAGATGTTCTTGGCCAATTTGCTCAAGCGACAAAAGAGAAGTTTCCCTTCCGGATTGGTATGTACGGGCCGAATATAAAAGCTATGCAGACGGCGTTAAAGAATAAGTTCGGGCAGGATTTGAAAACTGATGGTATTTTTGGAGTTAAAACATTTAATGCTTTGAAAAAGACTGGTTATGCTACTCTTTTGGAGAATACTATAAATGACGAGAAGTTTTTAGATATCATTGATGGTAAAAAGATAACAGGCTTTTCGGCGAATGGCGCGAAGAATGTATTAATGCCATCTGGTAATTATATGCCGATTTAAAAATAAGAAATTATGACAAAAGGACAAGTTGTATTATTAACAGGAGGGGCATTGGCTACAATAGCTATTGTTTACTTCGGCTTCATTAAGGAAGATGCCGCAGGGCTTACTTGGCTTGAGAGACTTAAGTTAGGTAATGAGGGTGATGCGATTGGTGGCGGAAGTGAAACTCAAAAAGAAAACTTTGAAAAACTGCTTGTTAATACTGGATTAAAACCAACAGGAAAGGATTCTGGCGGTAAAGATGTTTTAACGATTAAATTTAACGGGGATAAAAACGTGGCAGATTTTTATACTAATAGTAGGGTTTGGATTTATATGCTTTCTCCTACGGGGGCGAAGTCTACTCCTCGCAAGGCAACTTATAGCGATGGGGGTAAAACTTTTTTAATGGATAAGGACGGAAGTCAAATAACAAAAAGCAGTGTTTTTGCAACTTTACTAGAGGCGATAAAATAAAATGGCAGATTTAGTTATACCATATAATTCACAACCTGACTATGATGAATGGGGGTCGGACACGTTTTGGCCTTTAGCGACATGGGTTGCTTGGCATAGGGGACTAGTGAAAAAATACGGCAGGTCTTTAAATCCTGGCGGATATCCTTTTGCGGATGCTATTTGGTTGAATGCGTGGAGTAAGCAGAGTTACGGAGCGAGTCCTTTACTAGCAATTGGTCAGCCGAGTAGATTTAAAGAGGAGACGGATTATTTAAAGAAGTTTCCTTTGCTGTACGAATACACAGGATTAAAAAAGCATGAAACAGGAATAAATCCTATTGATGCTACATATAAGCTGATTCAGAAATCAGCGACGGCTTTGCAGGATTTGGGAGAGGGAGTTACGGATACGATTTCCGGAGTTGGATCTGGACTTAGCGTTTTAAAGTATGCGATTCCTGTTGTTCTTGTGATTGTAATAGGAACGGGTTTATACATTGGTTACAAAAAATTAGCGTAATGGCAGACATTAAATATATAATTCCTTTTACTTATAAGTGGGAGGGCGGTTTAAGTAGAGCAACAACAGACTCGGCTTCGAAAAACCCTGCCAATATAAGTCCATACACTATTAATGGTCAAACTGGCTGGCATACAAATAAGGGAATTACTTATTCGGTATTTAAAGCCGGAGCATCTAAGTATGGGTATCAAGATACTTTAAATAATTGGAAAGATATGCCACACGATATTTGGTTAAAAATAACTAAGAGTGGGTATTGGGATAGATTAAAACTTGACACCTATAATAGCCAGCCCGTAGCAAATGTAATGTTTTCATGGGTTTGGGGATCTGGATTAGCATGGCAACCAAGAATGGAGAGATATTTAAAAACGAAAGGTATTAATTGGGCTCGTAATAATTTTGGAGACTTGGCTACAAATTTAAATGGCCTAGTTACAAAAGATGGGGAGAAAAAAATATTTGATGAGTTGGTTGAGCAGAAAAAACAGTTTTTACTATCCTTAAAGGGAACAGACTCTAATCCAGTAACTGATGCAAAGCCTCAAGGGGTTTATACAGATGGGTGGATGAATAGACTTAGGGATTTACAGACGTATAGTTATACTCTGCTTAGTAAAACGATTACGGATATAGGCGAGGGTTTAAAGAACAACAGTGGAAAGATAATAGTGTTTTTTTTTGCTTTCTCGATTATAGCGGGGGGAATAGTTTTATATAATAATGCGAAAAGTTAAATAAAATGGCAGAATCAAATAATAACAGACAGTACTTTAACAGCGAGGCTTCGAAAAATCGGGATACTTGGAAGTATGCTGATGCCGGTACTGAGCGAACTCTAAGGATTGGTAATGTAAGGACAAACCTATATGCCACAGGAAAGTTTGATGATGTGCTACGTGCTGAAAAATGGCATAATGCAGATAGCGAGTCGGAAAACGAAGATTCAGTTGAGTATGAAAACGAACTTCCCGAAGAGGAATTTACAGAGGAGGAACTTCCGAAATTTCGTCATTTAGTTCGTGCAAAGAAATTAGAATATAAGGCGCAATACGGAAAGGCTCATTTACAAACAAAAACGGCTTATAAGAAAGTTTGTTTAGGCGGATGGGTAGATATTAAGGGAGACGGTAAGGGGCCTATATGGAAATCGGATATTAATTGCACGAATATTCCTTATCCACAAATCACATGGGTTTGGGGATGGAGAAAAAAGTGGAGAGAGTTTAAACAGGCTGGTGGATTAGCACAGTTAAAAATGCAATCTAAAGGAACGGCACCAATACCAGGATACGTGCCTGATGCTAATGCGGGAAATGGAAGTGGAACTGGGACTGGCACAGGAACAGGAAACAAGCCACCAAAACCAGATATTACGCTTGATTTACCTGAAAAACAAGAGGCATCAATGGTTACTAATGTAGTTGGTGGCATTTTAGTTGTTGGGCTTTTAATTGGAATATTTAAAACTTTAAAATAGAAAAAAATGGTAAACAAATTCAGTATATTAAAATTTGATGATGCCGTAGTGGCATCGTATCATTCGGCAGATGGGCCAGTCCCAGAGGAATTTAATTTATCAAAATACAATGGCGTGTTAGGTCAAGGATACACAGACTCTAATCTTGTGTTTTTAATTGATAATACTTACTTGCCAGAAGTAAACGGGTTAATACAACAGTATAAAGAGAAGAAGATGGTATTGGGCTCTAGTCCACAAAATAGCTTTTTAAAACAACAATATGCTGATTATATAGCAACTATGTCGCAGGTTAAGAGTGAGTTGACTATTATAAGAAATGCTGCAAAAGGTAGGATTCAATATGCTGTTGATCACCCACAGTCTGTTATTGGAGAGGGGACAGATCTTGGGCAGGTAAATCTTAATTTTGGTAGCCCCAAAACAGATGGTGGTAAGGGAAGGAATGTTGGCGAGACGGTTAATGTTGATTTAAATTTACCAAAAACACAAAAAGCATCGCTTACAGGGAATATAATCGGAACAGTCCTTATTTTAGGATTAGTTTTCGGAGCAATAAAATTTATGAAATAAAAACATTATGCCAGGAACATTAGAAAATCCATCAGGAAACACAGGAAGGGGATCTGCTCCAACATCTGAACAGTATGCTCAGTGGGCGCAACAGTCTGCTGCTCTTGCGGCTCAAATCGCAGAGGCTAAAAATAAGAGAGATGCTTTAATGGCTCAGACGGGATGTAAAAAGCCGTTAATAATGGCTGGTAAAAAGAAAAAAGCGTATTTGGCATGTTTGGAGAATTACAAAGCAAAAGTTGAGGCAGCAAAACAAGCGGATAGAGATTTGGTTCGTATGCAACTGGAAATGAGAAGGCTTGATGCTCTGCAAAATAAAGGCTTAAGTACCGGCGCATGGATAGCGATATCGGTTGGTGCAGCATTGTTAATTACCGGAGTTGTGGTATTGGTAGTAAAATTAAAAAAATAAAATTATGACAACAGAAGAACGCAGAATTAAAATACTTGAAAAGCGACTAAGGCTTTTAGGTGAGTATCTTGAGAGATTCTCTGATGGCGATGGGCCATCATTTGCCGAGTTTGCAAAATCGAAAGATATTACTTATGAGATGTTTGTTAAAGACTTGCCTCCTGGATTTGAGAATGTTCCGGCGAGTGGATACGATAATGTTTTAGAATATGCCCTACAGCTAAATGAGCTTCTTAACGGACAGCGTAACCTTTCCGAAATGGAGGAGATAGCGGCTGATGGAAACAACCTTGAAAGAGGAGTAACTGACTATTATGGGCAGTATATCAGAGAGGATTGCGGATGTGGTGGTGGTAGTGAAGATGATAATAGTGCTAGTGCTGACGGGGATGAATTTTCGGCAGCAGGATGTGGTTTGCCTCCAGTTCCGCCTCCGTTTCCAAATCCTAAAAAGACAAATAATGCCATTACTAGAGCGGCGAGAAAATCATGGGATAAGTATAAAGAAAAACATGCTAAATACAGAAGGTGTGTGAACGCTCAAAAAGAAAAGAGAAAAGGATATTCTCTTAACGATAAGGCATCTCACGCTCTGCATCTTTCAAATCCATCAGAGGCTATCGGACGGGTGGCGTTTTTAAAACTAATAGCATTAAATATTTTTGGATTAGCTCAGACTTATGAAAGAATGAGAAGTCATCCGAATCAAACCCATTGGGACAGAATGAAAAAATTATGGTACAGGCTCGGTGGATCGGAGGTAAAATTAGATAAAAACATAAGCATTGGAAGAGGAAAAAAGCCTATATTTAGACCGAAAGGATGGAAACCAAAACCATTAAATGCGGATGGGGGGATTTACTCGGCGGATGGTGGTGTTTGGCATAATGCTTACGATGGGATTGCTATCGGTGGAATGATTACTGCGGCCACTGGATTGATTGGATCTGTTGCTCCGATTATAAAATCCTTCAAAAAGGATAACGCAGAGCCCGATGCCGACACTTATGACCCTTTAAATCCAGACATGAGGCTTCCTGAAGACACCGAACTCCCAGATGATACCGGAGTTGATGGAGATGGGCTAACCACTAATCAATGGATTGGAATATCGGCAGGGGTAGCTGTGGTTCTTGGGGTTATTATATTTGCAGGATATAAAATGAGTAAAGAAATAATAAATTAAACATCAATAAATAAAGGTAATTATATATTTATTGATACAAAAAAATGAGAAAGCTAATTAGAAATATAAAATATGGGTTAGATTTCCGTAAAACAGCTAATAACTTGCGGAAAATAATCGAAGCCACTTTTATTACAGAATTTAAAATTACTAATCCTAAAATAAAGGTTAATTTTCGGTTTGGGTACGCACAATATTTTTATAGACCATCTGTGTGGTTTGGAACAAGGCAAATTGGTATTATAAGGGAAGATTACCAAGATTCTGGGTGGGTTTCTTCATTTTATACAATAAAACAGTATTTAGAACTGAAGAAAAAATTAGTATCAACAAATATATAGTTACCTAAATAAAAAACAAATAATATGGAAAAAGGAATGAAAATAGGGTTAGGGATTGGTGGAGCCGCCCTTGCTATCGCTGTAATTTACTTTGGTTTTACAGAAAAGGGTAAACAACAATGGTCTGTAATGTTTGACCCAACAAAAGGAGGTACAAATGTTCCGCCAAGAACAGGAACAGCCGAAGATGGGGGCAAGAGCAGAGATGTTGGTGCGGATGGGTTAAATACACGCATAAGAAAAGGATCAGGTTCTGTCGGTTCTGGAAAGTGGATTATTAAAGGTGATATGATAGGAAAATCATGTCCGTCTGGTCAATATCCAATATATCTAGAGGGAGAGAAAAAATGGGTTTGTGCCATATCTGATAGATAATTTATAATCTTTTATAATAAAGTTGTATTTTTGAGGCTTTAAACCTATTAATACAATCTCTATCATGGCGGAAGTAAAAAACAATGTCTTTGCTGATAAACTAGCGGGGCTTAAATTAGATTATGAAGATTATGGGCGTTTACCGATGCGAATGGATGTCCAAGCTCTTGTTGCACCAGATGGTAAAAACACAGCAGATGTTGTTTCGCAATTTGATAAACTTCAGTACATAAGAGAGCATTTAAAAAAGATTGATGATTACATTAAGGCAAAAACGAATGTTCCTATTAATGAGTGGAGTGCAAAGAATAACAAAAATCTAAGCACTAAAGTTCTTTCAAAGCTAAAAGGTCATACTAACGAAACTGGAGGTATTTCAAAATACTTTCATGATTTACAAACTATTTATGACTCCGAAGAGGCTCTTTATGATAAAATGGAGGCCGACTGCAAATCGGACGAGGCATCAAATAAGATGTTTTACGGAATGCGGGCGGATAGGGATGAGAAGAGAAAAACAAGATCCGCAGAGAGAAAACTTTTAGTAAAGGATTTAAAGAAAGACGGGAAGGGATTCTTGTTTGTTGAAGTTGAGGAAGCGCCGGTTGCGAAAGAGGAAGTGAAAAAAGAAGAGAAGGAAAATGAACATGCTGCCGATGGGGATTCGAAGGAGAAAATTGAAAAGGAAGTTGATAAGATACAAAAGACCACAAAGAACGTGGGGATTTACATTGCCGGCTTTACAATACTGCTTACTGCGGTTATAGTTGTAGCCTCGGCAACAAAAGAAAAATAAAATGAGCAGAGTTTGGAGAAATATAGCGGCTGTAGGTGTGGCAATAGTAGTGCCACTTGGCTTCTATGCATACTTTTCAGTTAAACTTCTAACTCAAATCGCTGTTAGTGTTTTTAGTATAAAAATTAAAAGTGTAGGGGCGGGATTTATTGATTTAGTGCTTACTCTTCGAGTTGAGAATCCCGCAAATGTAGGGGTTTCTATTGAGGGGTATGATATGAAAATAAAGATTAACGGGGCAGATGTGGCTGATATAAAAAACACAACTAGTAAAAAACTCGAATCGAAGGCCGTATCTTACCTTGATATTCCGATTACAATAAAATATCCAGAGTTTGCTAGTAAGGTAAAATTTAATGAAATACTTCAGTACTTATTACTGAGTAAATTTGAGAAAATTTCGTTAACTTTGGATGGCGCCATTTTAGGATCCGTTGCTAAAGTTCCGGTTGCTACAAGTATAAAGGCTACTCTTACAATGCGGGACATAATGGATAAGAAGGATCCGAAATTTGATATTGGTAAAATAAAGTTTTTTTAATTATGGGATTTATAGACAACAAAGTAAAAAAGACATTTGAAAAGATTTTTAAAGGCGTTGCAAAAGAAATCAACTGCGATGTATCTGAGGTAAAAATTGGAATCGTTTATAAAGACGGTCAGATTGTTTACGAGGCTTATAGGGGGAATGAAAAAGAAAAGGACATTAAACTATCTGACTATTTAAATATGTTTGACTCTGCTCCACATGTAATTGAGGCAACAATAGGACAAGCGAGCGGAAGATATGCCTCAGAGGTTGCTACAAAGTTAAACAAGGAAGTGCATCCGAATGATGTAAGTATAATTTTTAAAGATGTCCCAGGAGAAATTCCACGTGCTGTTTTAATGGCATTCGGACAAAAACAAAGAGAAATTGATGTAAAAACAGAATTTTCACAAAGTTAAAAAAATAAAAAGATGCCGAGTCAGATACCTATTATATTTTTCAACAGGGAGGTTACCAACACCCTTGTTTTAGTTGCTTCAGGAAGGGTTACTCTTGTTGGATGGTTGCTATCGAATCATAGCACTGCCGCTTATTTAAAACTTTATAATGCAGCAGCAATAACAGATGTTGCGCTGGCATCAACTGTTCCTAATAAAATTCTACCAATACCAACAGGGCCTGGAGGATTATTTTTTCTTAGTAATGAGGATAAGTTTCAACAGAATTTTAATTTAGGTTTGGTTATAGCTGTTGTTTCTACACTAACCGAATCTGCAACGGCACCGGCACAAGCATGTAGCGTGGAGTTGTCTTACGATAATATTAGTCAATAGAAAGATATGGGATCATTCGCAACTAGCAACCCCACAGGGGGATCAGATATAACAGGAAGCGGAACGGCCAATCAAGTTGCTGTTTTTGCATCGGCATCATCTATAGGAAATCCTACTATTTCATTTACGTCTAGTGCAACTGGCTTTACTATAGGCTCGCTTACGGCAGAGCCGGCTGGAATACTTACACTTACATCTATTACACAGGGGTTTATTCCTCCAAGACTTACGTCAGCACAAAGAAATGCAATGCCGGCGGTTCTAGTTGGGATGTCTATATTTAACACAACAAGAGATACAATTGATATTTATACAGAAGGTGGCGGGGTTCCAGCTTGGGCATCACTGATTACATCTACGATGTATCCAACGGCGTTTACTGTTGGTGCGCTTTTAATGGCCAATACAACAACCACTATCACCACATTATCTGCTGGGGCGGGAGTCGGTTCGTATTTAAGGTCGGCTGGAGCGGCAACAGAGTTGGTGTGGAGCGTTTTAACACTTCCTAACGCCGCTACCGTAGGAGATATTTTTTACTCAGATACGACTAATGTAATGGGTAGGCTTGCCTCTGGGGCAACGGCTGGAATGTTTTTAAGAAACGTAGGGGCATCAACGGCTCCGGTATGGAGTACGCTTATACTTCCGAATGCTGCAACAGCTAATCAAATAGTTTATGCTTCAGCCACCAACACATACGGAGGCACAACAACGTTTTTATTTAACGGCACATCGTTTTTAGTAGGTACAGCGACTCAAATAGGCGCAGGAAATATTTGTGACTTTTTTAGAAATCAGAATGGCGCAACGTCTGTGTGGACTACTAATAATACATCGGGAACTGCCGCTTTTGCTATGAATGCAGTAACGGCGGATAATGGGACAACCAATACAAGTATGCGCTCATTAAGCGCAGGTTATACTACGTCAGGAATGCTTGTGGCTAGTACTGGTGTTGTATTAACAACCTGTACTGCCGGAATGAACCTTGGTACTTTTTCTAACACACAATTGTCTTTTTGGACAAATAATACACAACAATGGAGCATAACATCCGGCGGCATATTAACGGCTGTGGATGCTAAAGATATAGCGTTTGGAACCACAACAGGAACAAAAATAGGCACAGCGACATCGCAAAAATTAGCTTTTTATAACGCCACGCCTATTGTTCAGGGGGCAAGCATAGCGGATGCTTCTGGTGGGGCAATTATAGATGCCGAGGCAAGGACGGCTATAAACGCTCTTATATCAAGAATCGAGGCAACTGGACTTATAGCAACGGTTTAAAAATAATAAAATGTGCAAAACTAATTATGGCAATAGGATTTATAAGATCTACACCCGTTAATATTCCATTGCCTATTGGTAATCTAATTAATGATTCATTTTCTGGCGCAGCATTAAGCTCCAACTGGACAGCAACAAATCCAAATACTACAATTACAGTTAGTGGGGGGGATTTGCTTTTAAATAGGTCGGTTGGAGGCGGATATCAGCTTAATAGCGATTACTTATTATACACTGGATATGGTGGGACTTGTCTTGAGGATTGGACAATTACAGTTCCTTTTAAAATAACAGAAACAAGCGCAACGAGTACCGGCTTTGCTATTGGTGTTAAGTCGACTGCAAATTGGTATTCTAACTATTGGTATCTAGTTCAGTTTAACACAAATAGTGGCGCTGGAAATAAAAAGCTGTATTTTTATATGGCTGGCGCAACAACCGCCACTACAATATCCTCAACGGCACTAACGGCAGCACTAAATGATGAGTGTACTCTTACTGTTACTAGGTCGGCAGATACCACAAATGGACAAAAAATAACAGCTACAGTTACAAATTTAACTAATCCCAACAGCGTAAGCCACTCCTATACATTTACAGAGGCGTATCAGATTACTGTCGGATCGCCACCCACATGCTACTTCGCTATTTTCCCATTCGTTGGGCAAATAACGCTTCACTCCTTTACAGTTAGCACAGCTTATTATAAAAACTGCAATATAATTACAAGGGGAGATAGTATAACTAGGGGTGTTTATGCTTTATCCTACACGAACAGATGGACTACTTTATTCTTTGGAAGCTCTCTTAAAAAAAACTATTCGTGTGGTGGCCCAGGAGACAGAACAACATCTGTACTGGACAATATACCGGAATTGCTTTTATTTAAGCCTAAGTTTGTTGTTTTAATGATTGGAGGGAACGACCTAGCTGGCGGCGTGGCAATAGGCACAGTGCAGACCAATTACCAAAGTATAGTAACTCAGCTTATAGCCGGCGGTATCACAGTGTGGCATTGTATGACTCCGCCGAGAAATGGTTATGATTATACAACGTGGAACAGCTGGTTAAGCTCAACTTATTTAAATGTAGTCAACACATTTACTAATTTAAAAGCTGCTGTTGGAACTGGATTAAATGCCGCATACAATAGCGGAGATGGAACACATGAAAACACAGCTGGCCACGCATTAATAGCATCCGACTGCACATCATCTATAGGAAGTTTAGTATAAAATAAATAAATTATGAGAAGAACTCGGCAAGGATTTGATACAGCGTTAAGAAACTCGACAAGGGGAGATGTTGAGGATTTAGCAGATAGTTTTTATAACTTACTCTCTGATGGGGCGGTTCAGCCACTTACAGACGGAGCAACTATATCTTGGGACACAGAATCTGGCATGAATGCCTCAGTGACATTAACTGGAAACAGAGTATTATCAATACTAAACCCATTAGCTGGTTGTTTTTATACAATACGAGTTTCGCAAGATTCAACCGGATCAAGAACACTCTCGCTCCCATCGCCAAGCAAGGTTGTTAATGGTGGGGCTGGGGCAGTAACCCTTACCCCAACAGCCAATGCAATAGATATACTAACCGCATATTATGATGGGACTACGTATTATTGGACTTATGTATTAAACTTTACTTAAAAAATTATTTATATATTTGTATAAATAGATTGAATCTATGAAAAAGAAAATTACCTATAAAAAACTTCAAGAATTTGATAAAATGGCAACAAACTACCTAGTTAAAAACGGGTACTTTACTCCAGCTGTTTTTAAAGATGGCCACCCTGTATCTGCCGGCGAATTTACAAACAAAGAGCAGACGAAACTTGTGGCTAATATGAAAAACATAGTTAAGCAAGGGAAAAAAGCATTCGAGGAGTTTACAGAATTACAAAACAATATATACATCGATAATTGTGCTGTAGATGAAAAAACGAAGGTTATGATTTTAGATGCGAAAGGCGGATACCAGTTTACTCCTGAAAAACAAAAAGAGGTAAATAAAAAAATCAAAGAGCTTGTTATTTCTGAAATTGAAATACACGCAAGAATTACAGAAGGAGAGTGGGGATTAACGGACGAGGAGAAAGAGGCATTTAACGGAATAATTATACCGGAATTTAAAACAGAAGAAACTGAATAGAACTCTTATGGATATACACACACACGATGCCGACTTTAGTGTAAGTACAAACAATAAACTTACAATACTATTTCTTTTATTCAGCGGATTGTTTCATTGGATGCAGACGCTAAGTGCTGATGTAATTTATATTTGGTTTTTTAGAACCCTTACGGTTATCTCTGTTATGTTAGTTATCGTGCTAAATTTAATTAAACTTATAGAGTGGTATAAATCAAAAAAAACAAAATAGAATGAAAAAGTATAAAGTTCATTTTTCAATTTTCAACATCTTCTCCGATAGCCAATCGGAGGTTGTGAAATTACAAACTGTTTTTAAATCTATATCTGCAGCCGTTGTTGGGACTGTTTGGTATGAGTCAAACTCTACTAATGCCCTTTATTTTGCAATTGGAGGATGTGTTGTAGATGCTATTCTGGCGTGTTTCTATTTCGAGCATATAAATAAGGACGAGTTAAAGCCATAAAACATGAAATCAATGAAATTTTTATTTGTATTTATAGGACTTGGATTTATTTGTTATGGAATAAATAGGTGCGATAAAGAAAATCAAGATTGTGTTTCTGTAAAAACAGAAACTTCCATTGTGGATTCATTAAAAACAGACTCACTGAAATAATGCGGAAGGAAGTTTTAAAATACACACTAATTATTGTTGGTGTTTTTATATTAGTTCGGCTGTATGACTTTGTAACCAAAAAGCCGGCGCCGATTGAAAGAACGGTAGATCCCAGAATTTTAAGGCTAGATTCTGAAATTACAGTCCTTAAAAAAGAAATGGAGCTATCAGCCAAAGAAAGGGCAGTTAGGGACTCAAACATTAACTCTCGTTTTGATAGTATAAGAACGGATCGCCAAAAAGCAAATAATGAAAAAAAGAAGTTATATAAAATTCCAGATTCGGAGCTTATTCGTATCCGTGATTCTATTCGGAAAGTTAACGGCTTATAGCCAGGCTGGTGAGGTAATTTGCCTTACCCCCAATGAATACCGGTTCTATGCAGGAGCAGTTATTGATAGGCAAGCGATGGCTAAAGATACCACTCGGTTAAAAGAGGCTATATTTGACTTAAAAACCAATAATGCGTCCCTAGAGTCGGACTTGGCGAAATCTCGCGACGTAGAGGCTAAAATGGGCGAAAAAGAGGCTATTTACGTACATAAGATAGATACACTTTCGGATGCTGTGGATAAGTATAAAATAAAAACTGTCCGGAATAGGCGGATGGCTATTGTTGGTGGAGGAGTTTCGGTTTTAGAAACAGTGCTTATTGTTTTGGGACTTATTTTAATTTTTTAGTTAGTTTTTCAAATTCTTGCAAGAATGTGTTTTTCGCATAACCCCTATCCCAACACTCCGTTTTTGGATCGTTCTTAATCATTATAGTCTCCCATTCAAATTCCAAAAGCATCACATCGGCATGTTTTACCTTCTCATGCATTGGCCAATCGAAACCAAACTTCTCGGCTATTTTATGCATTAAATTCTCCTCGATGTTTTTATATTCCGGCATATTTGCTTTTATAGGCTTTGGGATATCCATTAAAAAACTTTCTGACGCATCATGTAATAGGGCTTGAAGTTTTAATTCCTCATTTTCCATATACCTCATTACCATTACGGAATGCTGTGCTACAGAGTAAAATCTTGGAAGGTGGCCCGCAAATCTGCATTGTTGGGAAAGACTATGTGCTATATCTAAGATGTCTATTGTTTCCAGCTTCGGGTCAAATACATTTATATATTTTCCGGTAAAAGTTCTGATGTGGTCTTTCGTGTATAGGTTTTCTTTTGTCATTCTATTTGGTTTAAAAAATCATTATTGCTTTCTAATTGTTTTATTGGTTCTGGAGATTCTATTACGGCCTGCTCGTATTGATTTTTAAATTTCATTAACTCTCCAATCCATTTAAGGTATATTTCTTTTGTGGCCCCGTGCCTGTTTTTTGCATTTATAATTTGAACAATGCCTTGTGTTGAGTTTCCTTCAGCATCTTGTGTTATGCCATAGGATGATGGGTTATAAATAAAGAATACCATATCCGCATCCTGTTCTATACTTCCACTATCTCTTAAATCGGAAAGCTGTGGGCGTTTATCGGGGCGCAATTCAACGGCCCTACTTAACTGCGACAATGCTATAATTGGGATTTCTAATTCTTTTGCAAGTGATTTTATCCCCCTACTAATAACACTTATCTCTTGCTCTCTATTTCCTTCTTTGCCGGTTCCAGACATTAACTGAAGGTAATCTATTATTATAAGGCTTATATTCTCCTCTCTTTTTAATTTCCTTGCCTTGTTTCGTAATTCAAAAATACTTAATCCTCCAGAATCATCTATAAAAAGAGGTGCATCTTTTAAAATCTGCATATCTCTTTTAAATAGTTTTTCTGTGTCATCATCCATTCCGTTTTTAACCAACTCGTGTGGTATTTCGGTCTCTTGTGCGGCCATTCTTATATAAAGTTGTTCTGCCGACATCTCCATGCTAAAAATAGCGGTTGGGCTTCCGGACAACACTGCGTTTTTTGCTAAACAAAGAGCGAGTGCTGTTTTGCCCTGTCCTGGGCGGGCGGCTAAAATAATTAAATCTGATTTTTGCCAACCCCTCATTAGTTTATTAAATTCAACAAACCCTGTTTCAACTCCAATTACTATATTTGGGTTTTCTCTAATTTGCTTATTCCTTTCTAGTAACAGCGAGTATAGTGTACTTGATTTTACACCTTTCGAAGTGTTAAACCCAGAAACTATTCCTGTTATTTCCTTTTCATGCTCCTCAAGTAAATCAAAGCAGTCTGTGCCTTCTTCATAAGCAGACTTTATTGTTGCAGTTCCTATTCGTATTAATTCTCTTTGTATAAACTTCTGAGCCACAATTCTAGCGTGGAATTCAATATTAGCAGAAGATGCTATTCTATTTGTTAGTTGTGAAACGTAATAGGATCCACCAACAAACTCAAGCTCCCCTGTTCTTTTAAGCTCTTGGGTAACTGTTAGAATATCAATAGGACTGTTTATTTTAAATAAATTAACTATCGCATTAAATACCTTTCCGTTTTGTTCTTTATAAAAACTTGCGGGGGTTAATATATCAATAACTACACTTAAACCTTCTTTCTCAAGAAGTACTGCTCCTAATACAGCCTCTTCAAGTTCTACTGATTGGGGTGGAAGTTTGCCAATCTCGCTTATAGGCGTTCCAGTGGCTATTATGGTACGTTTCCTTGTTTTTTGTTCGTTCATGGCTTAAAGTGGCTTTTCTATTTGTTTTTAAAGGGTTTAAATGAGGCTGGTGCGACTGCGGTTGTGGTCTGTGTTGAGTGCTTTCCGTTTTGATTGTTTTTTAAATGAGGTATTGTGTTTAGTATTTTTGTTTTCCAATTTTTTATTTTATTTCCAAACCCATCATTCCATTCATCCTGAACCCACTGTTGGTATTTTGCTTTTAAACTAAACTCTAATCCCTGATACTCGTCTGGAATTGATTTTTTACAGTATTCTAAAAATTCAATTTCGGAAGGCTTTATATACTTACTTATACTTTCATTTTCATCTTCATCTTCAGTGTTTGGCTTTAATTTTGCTTTTGTTTTGCTTTTGTTTTGCTTTTTATTCTTCTTATTACCCCTCCCTCCCTTAGCCCCATTTTCACTATAAGTCTTTGATTTTAAGGCTTCTTTAAGCATTCTTCTACTTTCTATTTTAATCTTTTTATCTGGTAAAAACTCTATATCTAATACATCATTATCCTTCAATTCTTGTATAATTTTAACCGCATTATCCTCGCTTTTTTTAAGCAAAAATGCAATTTGCTGAAAGCTAATCGAAAGCAAACCTTTAGTTGGACTTTTCCATAATTTAAATATTAATTTAATAAGGGCGCCTTCAGCCTCAATACTAATACAATTAGTGTCCTGCTCCCAGTCGCCTATATAAATAGGTATATAAGGCAATTTACCCATTAATATCTCCTGTTTTATCTACATTAATTTTAATTCTCCTAAGTATTTCCTTCCATTTACCAACCATTTCTTTACCATCTCTATTCCAAACAGCAGATATTAAAAACTTCTCTATTGGACTAAATTTTATATGTAAAAAATCATGGCAATCTTCACATACAGTAGATAAACACTCATCTGGAGTTTCCCAGGGCTCATCTCCACTAAAATACATTTCGTGATGAACATGAAGGGTTGATTTACTATCTCCACAATACCAACAGCTAAAATTATCTCTATTAAGAATTTCTAATCGCTTTTTCTGCCAGCGAGGATCTTTTAATTTTTCAGAGTAAGTCATTTTAATTGGGGCTCAACATCGGGGGGAACCGGTAACGTACTGTTCGGCAATACGAGTTATTCCCCCTTCAGTTGAGTTATTTTTAGCTAGTTTGTTTTGAATTTTCCGAACATTAAGAATAATTTTTTACCGTTAACTATTGGCAATATTACTACCTTTTATTTAAACCAACAAATAATTACAATATTCCTTATTAAAAAGATGTACACATTGGATTGTGAATAAAAGATAGTACGAAATGGGTACGGAAATAGTATTATATTTGCTTCGGAAATTCGTATTAAGGATTAGTTCTTTAAAATATTTGTATAATGAGTTTATTTGGACGAGGGTTCGAATCCCTCCGAGTCCACTCTCTTCGCCGAGAAGAACCGATAGAAAATAAAGGGTGTTATTACGTCCGGCTATCGGTTGGTTTTATTGGGCTCGCTCGGTTTTGACAGTAAACAAGAAGTCTGCAATGAGAATTTCTAAGTCGTAAAAGACAAAAAAGAAGCAAAAGTGATTGCTTTCGTGCCAAAGGCAGAAGCACCACGTGTGGAAATGAAAATTGCCGCATAAGCGCATTACCCCTAGCATTATATGTTGGGGGTTTTGTTTTTTGTATATAAAATAGTTGTATATTTATCTCACAATCATTTTATATTCCATAAGCGCTGCAACGCTGGTAAAAGCCCACTTATATGTGGGCTTTTATTATTCCAGCGGTTCAAGTAAGTAAAATTACCCAACCCGATAAAATTCTATGGCTGATTATCAAGAAGTTAGCCAACTTTACCAACTATTTACACTATTCTTATAGCGATTTGTATTGCTATTTGTAAAAACGGATGTATATTTGTGTAAAGTTTAACGAAAACCAATATAAAATGATATTAGAAGTTGAAACGAAAAAAAGGTGGAAGAAGCTACGGGAGTGGGGGATTATTAAGAAAATTGAATCCGAAACAGGACTATCTCGGCCAACCATTATAAAAGCATTGGATACCGGAGAAATGACGATTACTGTATTCGAAAAACTAAGCGAGTTCTTTAATAAGCATGAAGCAAAACTAAAATCTGAAAATGTTTAATAAGATATGACAAAGTTGGATTTCATAAGGGAAGAAGAGGAGCATGGCCAAATACTTATCGGCACGAATGCTAACGATATGGTTTTACTCTGCGATTGGTATTTGGGAATTACCGGCAGCGTTCCTACAAGCGAAATTATTAAAATGGAAAACTTAAACTAAAAAATATGAACGACTATTTAAAGACAATGTTTTGGGATCATTTTGATTGGACTTTGTACTTAAGAATTTTACAAGCAAAAGCAAAAAAAGAAAACCTAATTAGAAAACAAAAATAATGTTTTTGGAAAACACACCCCATAACAACCAAGCCGGAATCTCCGAGATTTTAACCTCAGAGAGGTCTTGCGATTTATGTGCCATTAAAAAGGACGTAATAGACTTGGCCCCTTGTCCAACCGGCAACGGCTTTTACTGCGAGGACTGCGTAAAGAATGGCGATGTTGAATCGTACCTGAAACGAAAAACAAAAATCAGCAAATATCAAATCACCAAATTTTTAAATAGTATAATGTTATGACCGACGAGAAAATCATAATCCCAAAATCCTTAATGAACTCTATAATCGAAAAGTACCGAGGCGGAGTAACCATTATGAATTTAAGTGACGAGTACAATATACCTTACGATGTTCTTAGGTTCCGGCTGAATGATTACAAAATAAACGTCCACGATTTTGAATCGGAGAACTGTGGAAAGATAATGTTGGCAGAGAGTAAACTGGTAACGGGCAGTTTTCCTAACTATAAACTAAGTCCAGAATATGATGGTTAAAAGTTTATGTCGCTTTTATTTTACTATGCACATTCAGATCTCAATTCTGGATACGTCGCAATTACTAATAGACTTTTAAGCTAATGAAAACATACACAGATAAGGAGTTTAATAAACTTAAAAAGAAGTATCTAACCAATGAGGAGTTGCATTGGCTAGACTGTTTTCCTATATTATTTTTATTATTCACTCACGGATGGGAGGAGATAGTTTACAACTTCGCATTATTAATTAGAGCAGCAGAAGGAGACTTGTAAAATGGAATCGCAGCAATATAAAACCATAATTGAAACCAACCATTATAGGATGTCTTATATGGCGGATAATAAAAAAAACGAGTATTTTGAGGAGTTTGGAAAACATTTAGAGGCCGGATTATCTATTCAGGAAGCCATTAATAGGTGTTGGGAGAAATTTAAACCACAGGAAATAACTAAAAAATAAATATATACATGGAAACGAAAACACAAGCAAAGCCGGCACTTACAATCAAATCCATAATGGATCGCGAAGATGTGCAAAGTAAAATTCAAAAAATGATGGGTAAAAAAGCCGCAGGATTTGTATCCTCCGCCCTTCAGATAGTATCTAACGGATTACTTGCGAAAGCCGATCCAATGTCGGTATATGCAGGGATAATGACTGCTGCCTCCCTGGACTTATCTTTAAATCCAGCGATTGGCCACGCTCATTTAGTACCTTTTAATATAACGAACCCAGACAAAAGCAAAACAGTAAAAGCCGTTTTTATAATCGGATACCTTGGGCTGATTGAACTTTGCCAGCGTTCAGGTCAATACAAAAACATTTCCGCAACACCAATCTTTAAAGGACAGCTTATTGAATCAAATCCTTTAACTGGCTTTAAGTTTGACTTCAGTAAAACAAGTAAAGAAGTAATAGGGTATGCAGCCTATATAGAGCTTGTGTCGGGTTTTCAAAAGACTTTATATATGACCAAACAGGAAGTTTTGGATCATGCCAAGAAGTACAGTAAGACTTACGGAAAATCAGGAAGCGCATGGACGACGGACGAGGACAAAATGTGCTGCAAGACTGTTTTAAGGGCATTACTTAAATATGGCCCAAAATCAATCGACGTACAACGTGCCGAATCAATCGATGAGTTTATTCCTGATGCGGCGCCGGACGATAGCACATTTGTAGATGCTGTATATACAGAAACAAACGAGGAGAGGGAGAAGTTGGTAAAGGAAATCGAAAAGGCAAATTCGGCTGAAGAATTAGCAGTATTAAAAATGCAAATCGGAACGGATGATTACTTGGATTTACAAGAAGCAATCGATGCGAAGATTGAAAAAATAAACACTAAAAAGAAGTAAAATCATGGGAACATTATTTAACCAAAAAGAAAGACCAACACTAAACACAGGAAGCGATCATCTCATCGATTACATTGAGATTTTAAAAAACGTTTCAAAAGTAACAGAAGTGCCCCTTTCAGATGTAATTAAAGCCGCCGAAGTAAAAGAATTAATCCGAAAAAATGATTTATATGTAATTAACGGAGATATTCATGATGAGCAAATGCAGGGGCTTGGTGAATTGATAAAATCCGCATTCGCTATATCGGAGGGCTGTCCGTCTGCATTAGAAGCAATAGCCATCCAGTTAGGTTATGGCCCAGACGGATCGCCAGCATTAGATGCGATAGCAGATGGCAATCAACAAATAGCAGATGCCCTTTTAGAAATAGCAAAAGAGATTAACAATAAAGAAGATTAACTATGGATGCTAAACAAATGTTTGAAAACGGGGCGGTTCTTATCCGAGACTATAAAGGACACGAACAAATGCTAATGAATGAAGGTACATTTATAGCAATAATGGATGAGTTGATTGAAATTAACAACAGCAACAATCAAAAAATAAACGAACTCGGAATTACAATGGACTCGGCTATTAAAAGAATCAACGAGTTAAAATCAAAAATAAGATGAGTAATGAGTATTTAGCAACCAAAGAAGGTCTTTTTAAAGACGGTAAAAAAGTCCCACTTGAGTTTGGGAACAAAGAACAAATACGGGCAGTCCGGAAATACGAAAGAGAGGCTGGAATGTTGGATTCAGAAGAAGGATTTAAGGTAGAGCCGGAATATCAATGTAAAGCGGAAGGCGACTTCTCCTGTACTTGTGGGCGGAAGGTTTATTATGAATTTGATTGTGATGGGAATGGCGATGTGGATCCTTTTGTTGGCGAAACTGTAAATTGCCATGCTTGCGGAAATGAGTATCAGTTTACCGTAGATGAATCAGATGAAGTTTATGTTAAACGCTATTATAATTTAGAAGAAGAACTATGAGTTTAGAAGAAGCGGTTCAAATAGCCGAGCAGGATTACATTCTAATCCCGAAGGTAAAGAGTCCTGAAACAATTAACGGAAATGTAGTATTGGATGTGACTACAGCTCTAATTTGTAAAGAGTTCGGATTTACTTTAGAAGAGATTAAAAGCCGGAGTCGGGCTGGTTATTTACCAAGAGCCAGATACAGGATATTCTATATTACAAAAAAAATATTTCCTAATATGGGAATAAGGGCTATGGGGAGGAAGTTTAATCTTAGTGAGAATAATGCACACTCGAATGTTATACACGGCATGAAGCAGATGGAAGGGGAGATAAGGATGATGCCGAAAATCAAGGAGGAGTTGGAGTACTTAGAAAAAAGAGTTCGGGAGGAACTAGCGAAATGAAACTAAGCTATCAGGAACAGATAATAGATTATGTAATAAATAATCCAAGAGGCTCAACCATAGAGCATCATTACCAGTTTTTTGATGCCACGAAAGACTGCTTTGCTATTTCGAGATTGGAAGCGGAAATAGATTATTTTCATAACGACGTCGTGGTTTTTGATGACATCCGGCGAAAGGAAATGGCAGAAGCATACGAGCAGCTACAGGAAATTTTAACTAAATACGGAATAAAAGCAGAGTAATGTACGAGAACATCGCAATAGAAAAATGCACTGAATGCCACAAGGAGATGGATATCCGTATGCATAATTACGGAACGCCGGAATATCCCTGTTGCATCCACTGCTATAACTTGGCAAACGGATCTTTTGAAGATGATGATTACACTCAAGATTTCGTTGACGATTTAAGAGATGGTACTTTAATACAAAGCAAATGAAAAGGCACACAAACGATAATGAGAAAGTGAGTTATATTGTATATTCATTGTTTTGTCCAATATCTAAAACATATAAATACATAGGATACACATCCTATATTAATCCTAAATTATTCACTTATACAGATGAATTTAAAAAAATTCATTCATTATTCGGCTTCTCGCCACCAAAACCAATTAATGATGTATTAGCCGATGCGTTAAATGCCGCTTTGAAAAAAAGATTAGACAAGCATAGAGGTAGTCCAACAAACGCTTTAATGTACGAATGGATAGATACTCTTTCTCAAAACAACAGTATTCCAGAAATTGAAGCATTAGATTATTGCGAAAAAGAAAATGTAAAAGAAATGGAATCGTATTGGATTAATCAATTTAATACATGGGGATTTAATTTACTAAACATAACCCCAAAAACGAAACTCGTTAATGCGACTAAAAGAGAGGAATTGAAAATAATAGATGAATCTGAAATGGCCGAAGCTAAAAAATATAAAATAACAAGAGAGCAAGAGTATCAGGAAAAATTGAATAAAATGGGAGAATTTGAACGACAAACTCAATCTTGGACTGGCAAAATTATACAAGGATGGTAAGCGGTAAGCGGACTTACCCAACGTAAAGAGTATTAATAAACTAAAAATAAACAATGGAAACAAAAGTAAAAACACCACGTAAGATTTTTGAGGTAATGATTAGAGATAGTTATTACGATGTTTACGATATTGATGGCAAAGAGCATGCTGGATATAATGATACGCCTAAAACTTGGTGGATTTACCACGACGATAGATTGCCAGAAGGGCTTATTCCGCCATCCGATTCGGAAGCCTTTAAACCTTGGGATGTTGGTATTTTAAGAAGAGTTTGGGATATTCGAATAAAGCAAACCAACTCAACAAAGCATAAATGGGGCGAGACTGATTTCAGAAACCATACAAACGTCGAGATGTGGTGTAATGGGAAGTTGGTTTATTCTTTTGGGACTTTCGGCACAACCTTCGCATTTGCCAAAGTTCAGTATTTACAAACGATATTATCTGAGCATTGCTATAATTTCTTTGAGCCGTCAAAAGAAGATGGCCGTAAGATATATTGGAAAGGACTGCCAGCCACAGTTAAAGTAAAGAGTTCGACTTGGGAAATTGGAGTTATTCCGGATTATACTGATGGGCTTAATAAAAAGGAATGGTGGGCGGCGCATAAAGAAAGAAGCAAAAAACTAGGAAACAATAAGCCTTCCGGATATAATTTGGATCAAGCAGAGTTGGATAAGGAAGAAGAGGAAGAATACAACGAGGATGAACAACAAGACTATATTAACTGGGGAGATGCATTATCCGATCAATACATAGATTGGTTTAGACATTAAAAAATAATTTATGACTGATAAATACGACCAACTAGTAAGATTGCAGAAGGAGACTGCCGGCGCCACGTTTAACATGGGCTATTCGACAAAAAGAAACATGCACTATGTTTACGTTATTCAAAAAAAGAAAAGGTTTGAAAGCAAGAAAGACCTATCCGAATGCATAGATCATGCAACGGCTTATATCATGGAAAACAGAGTTGAAAACACTTTTAATGAAATACGGTGGACGCTAAACGAGTTTAAATACTAAAGATATGAATGCACACGAAATAAATAAAAGATGGGGCGGACAAATGCTAACCTCTCTAACAGTTCAAGATGCTGCAATAGTTTTTTGTCTTGGAATTAAGAAGGATGGTAAACTTGCCGTTAGTATGACGTCCGATATTGCAAACCACCTTCAGAAAGAGGCACTGCTAAAATCAATTGAATTATTACAGGAACAAGTTTTAAAAATGAAATAATGGAAGCAAAAGAGAAGGCTAAAGAGTTGTATGGTAAATTCTATGGATTACATGGATGCAGAAAGCCAGTTTTAAATGGGTGGTTACAAGAAGATAACAGGACGGATTCTATGCAGACTAAAACTAGCGTTTTAATTTGTATTGATGAGCAAATACAATTACTTAAAGAACTAGCCGTTAAATTTGATAACAACAGCGATGAGTCTTGGTGGTACATTGGTGAATGCGATAATAAGATAGAGTTCTTGGAAGAAGTTAAATCCGAAATAGAAAAGTTATGAGAGCCGACCAAGTAGCAAAACAATTGTTCGATGATTACATGGAAGAGATGGATATTCAACATCCTCCAAACGCTAAATATATGGCTATCCGATGCGTAAACTTCTCCATTGGAAGATTAAAAGCAACGTACTTAAAAAACTACGCCAATACGGTAGATTTTAAGGCGACAAGCGCATATTCAAACGAAATAAAGTTTTTAAATGAAGTTTTAGAAGAACTAGATAAACTATGATAGGAGACGAGATAATACACGTAACCGGCGATGACATGCCGGAGTTGCATAAGGTAAAAACACTGGAGGACTACATTAAGGACTTCTTGGATCAGCACGATGTCCGCCCTGCATCAAGAGAAAGGTATAAGAAATCCCTTAAAAGATTCAGCGAATATGTAAAGCAGAAAAACATCCAGCAAATTACAAAAGCCGAGTTGAAAAACTATAAAGAATACTTAATCGACGACAAACAAGGCCTAAGTAATTTAACCGTTGGCGCCTATATTATAGCCGTCCGATTGTTTTTTGCCTATTTATATGAGGAGGACATTATTCCAAAAGATATCGCTAAGAAGATTAGCTCTCCGGAAAAGTCTAAAACCCACCAAAGACACGCTCTTACCGTAGAGGAATGCACAGCCCTATTAAACTACTACAAGCCAAAGTCACTAAGGGATTACGCTATGATTAATCTTATGCTCCGGACTGGCCTTCGTACAATAGAGGTGGTTCGTGCCAACATCGAGGATATAGCAATTGTCGGCGGAAAGAGAAGGATATGGGTTCATGGAAAAGGCCGGACAAGCAAGACTGATTTCGTATTACTTGAGGATCCTGCCTTTGAGCCACTTACAAAGTATCTGGAATCTAGGCAATGGCACAGTAAATCGGAGCCTCTTTTTGTTTCGGAATCTTCGAATAAAAGCAAGGGGACTCGCCTTACTACAAAAACAGTAAGCCTTACGGCAAGAACCGGCTTAAACGCCATTGGACTTACAGGAGAGGAATATACAGCCCACAGCTGCCGGAATACCTTCGGAACGCTGTTGTTGGCAAGCGGAGTGAAATTAGAAAGGGTTCAGCAATTAATGAGACATCACAACATCCAAACAACACAGGGGTATGTGGCCGATGCAGAGGAGCAGAGCCGCATAAGTGATGCGCCGGAATCTGTATTAAATAATTTGTTTTAAATATGGAATTAAATAAAATATATAACGAGGACTGCAACATTACCATGCAGAACATTGATACAAAAAGCGTTGACTGCATAATTACATCTCCACCATATAATACAGCCAGGACAGGAACGAACGAAAGGTCTTTTAAAAATTACGAGAATAGATATGATGTTCACCTTGATAACAAAACAGACGCCGAATACTTAGAATGGAGCGTGGCCCTATTTAATGGTTATGATAAGATATTAAAGCCTAATGGAAGTATTTTATACAACATTAGTTATTCAAGCGAGAACACAGACCTTATATGGAAGTTTGTGGCTGAAATAATTAAATGCACCAATTTTACAACCGCCGACACTATTGTATGGAAAAAGGACTGCGCAATACCAAACAACACGAGTCATAATAAATTAACAAGAATTTGTGAGTTTGTGTTTGTTTTCGCTAGAAAAACGGAATTAGGAACATTCTTTATGAATAAAGAGGTTAGTAGTACGGCAAGCACAGGGCAGAAATTTTATGAGAATAAATTCAACTTCATTGAGGCAAAAAACAACGATGGCAGCAATGATTTAAATAAGGCCACTTTCAGCAGCGACTTTTGCCGGAACCTAATATTGCTTTATACCAGGCCTGGCGCCGTAGTTTATGATAGTTTCATGGGAACCGGCACAACAGCAGAGGCATGTGTAATTGAGGGCCGGCAATACATAGGATCCGAGTTATCAGAAGAGCAGTGTAGATATGCTGAAAAAAGGTTAGGGATAAGAATTTCTGCACCGACATTATTTTAATGTACTGCCACAATATGGGCCGTTACAAGGAGCCTATAGCATCCATAGGCCCAACCACCAATGGCCTATTTAAAGCCAACACGAGCCAAACTACGCCCCTTATATAAAAACATAACTGTTTGAAACACAATAAAGATAGCATTGGAGGTATCTGAACTTACCGAACGTGCTATTGATGCGGTTTTATTTATCTTTTTTAAACAATAAAATATTTTATAAAAAATTTGGAAATAAAGAATTCTTGGTGTATATTTACTCGTTAATAAACGTATGGCGAATTTTAAGCGATATATAGTAACCGGCACCGCGATCCGCTTTGCGAATGGCTTTGGCTTTTGTCAAAGCGAGTGTTCCCCGAAGGCCTCTGGCCGGCGGGGCTTCGAGAAGCGGATCGCATTCCCCAAAAGCAGGGAGGGGGCGCTTGCGCCAGGA